CCGTAAGGCGTAAGACCGACCGAAGGGAGGTCAGGTAATTACGTTTGTTTAACTTTTATTTGTCTTACCCCCGTGATTTTTGAGACCATTGACCTTTTGTTTAACTTTTTGTTTAAGGTTCTCGTAGGTTAGTTAAACGAAAACTTACGGCTAACTGCTCTATTTAGAGGGTAAGATGGTTGTTACGGACCATTATGATATACGTATAAGGATTGTAAGGTATAATAGGAGAGAAAAAATTGGCCGAGTACTGTGATTAGCGAAGAAGATGGTTGTGGTAGGCTCGGAGTAAATGAAATACCCAAGAGAATCATTCCGATTCCCTTGGATATACATAAACTGTTTTTGGAGTAAGTTCTACCAAGTCTTCAACGAATCCGTCAACGAGTGTTTCGATTAGTGTATAGTCTTTGTAGACCATTACTAATACGACGCCATGATGAGTTTTTGTAGCTGTGTACGATATGGGTTTCATATCTTTAACTACAGTTAAAACGAAGGCAGAGTCGTCAGAAGACATCTTTGGTAGTTGCTTGCTCTGTCCCTGTACCGAAGTGGCAAGGAACATTCCTATGATGAGAGTAAGTAGTTTCATGTAAGGGAAAAGAAAAAACCCCCGAAGGGGTTAGTGTTACTTGGCTTTGGAAGGACGACCGCGTTTCTTAGTACGAACAGGTTCTATTACTTCGGGTGCAGGCTCTACGTAGTCCCAAGGTTTACCGAAGTATTCCAAGTAAGTTCTTTCCATTTCTGTAAGAACTGTTTTAACTGTAGCCTGATACTTGAAGTGCTGTACTAAGTTGTAGTCAGATTGGCTATTGCCTAAGACTTGATTCAAAGTCTTTTCTTTACAACTTTCGTAGTAACGAAGTTGATACTTGATAGCAAAGCGCATGGTTGTTTCCAACGATGAAAGTTTTTCTTGTAGCATATCTTCCAAAGACTTAGCTACGTTAAATGTGGTACTCATAGGTAAAAGAGAAAAGAAAAAACCTTACCGAAGTAAGGCTAATTCTGTTTAATAGTTAGTGTCCGAAGGTGTCATCATCATGGTTTTTGCGCAAGTCTACCTTGCCAATTTCCCTGATTAAATCTTCTTGGACTTCTTGTTCATCGCTTGCTACTAACTCTACGTAGTCAGATAATAGAGCGATGTCTGTAAATACTGAGCGCATTTGAGCTAACGTCATCTCATTGCGTCTCATGTGTGATCCGTAGTACTCGATTCTTGAACCGATGGCTTCGGATAACGGTGTACCGTGTTCTACAATCTCTAATTGGAACACTCTTTCAAGTAACGCGCGGTACTTGGATTTCTCGATGGTTATTGTATTATTACTCATAGTAGAAAAGAAAAGAAAAAACCCTGCGTATGCAGGGCTATTCTTACAATGAGATCCAGAATATAGCATCTGCTTGTTTGATACGAAGTTTAACTAATTCGTTATTCTCGTTGTACATGCGTCCAAGAATGGTTCCACTCGGGAATTTTCTGACGATTGGTAATGGTTTGAGTTTTAGATTAGACATATAAACAAAAAGAAAAAAAGTCCGTTAGGACCCTTTCTCAATCTGCACTCGATACTTTTTAGCTTCGTGTAGCAAGGCTACTACGTTAAAGAGGAAAGATGCCTCAAGCTTAAGTAGTTCTTTGTGCGAGTCGTCTTCTGACTCCATTAACTCTTCTTGGATATCTACTACGATAGATTCCAAGGCATCGAATACATATTCATATTTCTCCATAATATAAGAAAGAAAAAAATTCTACCGCGTACTCTGTTTACTCCTTAAGATGGTTGTGGTTGACTCTTCTCCGTACAAAGGAAAAGAAAAAGACTCCGAAGAGTCTTTAAAAGTTTGCATGTTGATTATGCCAATAGTTCTTATTAGCTTTACTACAACTATGTCCACGACCTGATGCGCAGGATGCTAATCCTACAATCATCAATATAATAACGATAACTCTCATACAATAAGAAAGAAAAAAAAAGAGTCCGTTAGGACTCTTCTTCTTCAATGCCGAAGAACTCTTGTTGAGTTATCGGATCCATTCCTGATATCAATAGTTCACGAGTAACTAAATCAAGTTCAGGAAAGCATCTTTGAATCAGCATACCATTTGACCAATTGGCAAATGATTCACTGTCAACAACTAATTCAGTTAGATTACCTAAATCAGAAGTAATGTGTAGTAACAGTACACTATTCTCTGGATCGTACTGTGTAATCTTAACGTGTGGTTTATGTGTATCTATCATGGTAGAATAAGAAAGAAAAAACAATGGGACTATTGTCCCATTGCTTTCTTTTCTGTGTACTCTTTGCAGTCGTAGTACGCGTCCATTGCATCGCTTGTCGTTTCATCCCATGCCTTTCTTGTTTCAAGGTTTGGGTTCCTGTCACAGAACTCTCTGTACGACATGCCATGTGTGTAGTGGTAGACTTCGCCACGAAGTGTAACTACATCTGCGATTGTTGCTTCTGTATTGTCCATAGAACAAGAAAGAAAAAAAAGGAACTTAACGTTCCTTATTTTCTAACCAAATTACAAGTATTCCAACACTTTGGCCAAGTAAAGCCAATGCATAGAACCATGCTTTTAGTCCTTCTTCTTGTACCAAGTAAGAACCTATTGTTGATATCAATCCTAATACCAACAATACTATTGCGAGAGATGTTACATTCTTCATAGAATAAGAAAGAATAAACCTGCCCCGAAGGACAGGTTTTCTTCTTACAAGTTTACTTTTGCCATGATACCATGAAAGTTTACTTGTACTCCTTCAATTACCATTGACTCGATTCTACATGAAGGGTTTGTGAATCTTGCGTACGCATTGTACACTTTATCATTCACCATCATTTTCATGTTCCAGGAAAATCCTGAACCATCTTCCATTGTTACCTCGATTAAACTTCTTTCATCAAGGAGTGTCTCATCGTTCATTCTTACCATCGGCAAGTTTGAACATACTTTAGCTACGTTCATCATAGTAGAAGAAGAAAGAAAAAACCTACCCGAAGGTAGGCTCTCTCACTAAAACGGCAACTCATCCCACTCTTCCTCTTCTGTCCACACAGGATTCCTTGCTTCTACTATCATTGGCTCATCCTTCACCCACCTACCATCTATCCAAGTGTAGTAGTAGCTATCGTAATCCATAGCATACTCAGGCATGTATTGATTCTCGTCTGGATGATATACAGCATATTCTCTCATCCTTCCGAGACGCACGATGCCTCCATGTCCTTCCACTTGAATTTCAACTGCATCCACACACACCTCATTCTCGTTCCACGAAGTTGCCATCTCTTCCGCGACAGCAACTAATTTTCTAAATTTATCTATCATGACAGAATAGAACAGAATAAACCTCTGCAAAACTGACGGGGGTACGTCGGTTCGGGTTGCCGACGTGGGGGGATACTATATTACATCCCCCACCCTCTCATAGATATGATGTGATACGGGGGGTTAAAAATTTTGGGGCCGATAACACACCCAAGCTTTCGCATCCCAGATTAACTAGTCTTTATTCATGTCATAGTAGTATGAGTCTGTGTCTTCTGCTATCCATCTATCGCTTTGGTTCTCTACACTTGGTAGTTCTGTGTCTACTTTGTACGAAGTAGGGTGAAGAGGGAAATCTTTAGTTACCCAGTTAGAGTCTTTCCAGTATATTCTGTTATTGGGCATACACATTAGATATCCGTCGTCTGCAACAAGAATGTGTCCTGCTTTGTAGTCTGAAGGTTCGTCACTATATGGATTGTTAAACCAGTCTACGGTAAATAAATAAGTTGCCCATACTTTAGTTTTATCCTTTAGCAGTACCTGGCAACGATGCTCACTTAAGAAGTCATAATGAACTACACTTAAGTTTTCACTAAAGCAATCCCATAATTGTTTGAAGTGATAGGGGATATCGTCAGTAGGTTCTTTAAGATAAACTGAACTTAACGGAACTCTAGATCTAAGCATACCGTAGTCGGTTAAAACGTGGAAGGTTAGGATCTTTCCTGCTACGCTTTGTACAGCAAAGACATAAACGTTATCGTATTCGGTATCTTCTTCGTTCTTTGTAAGGTAAGAACGTTTAACTAATGCTTTAAAGTGAGGGATGTTTGCATTTAACATAGAACAAAAGTAAAGCTAAGATTTAAACTTTTAGGTTTACTTTGACTTATAAACAGGTATAAAGAGTTGTGTTTTTTTATAGGAGAATTACGATAGAGTTTATGAAGGTCAGTATCTATCGGAAAAAGACGTGCCCTTCGGGGGAACCTTTACTTCTATGTATGTTGAAATCTTCTTTTAGGTTCTTTTTGGATTTTGATATTACCTTTGGGGGACTACAGGGGGTTATATTAACATACCTTAAAATAAAAAGTAGTAAATCTTAAAACCTTCGGCTGTACCTAAGAAGTATAATCCTTATTAAGGGGTAGTGTGCCTAAACCAAATTAGGAGTTGACTTTAATTAATAGAGTTATATATTTGTAAGTATGAGAGAAAGACTTGACTTTATGGGTAATGGCTATGCTGGTGAGCTAGTTACACTCATAAAGAGTAAGCGAAGTGTAAATGTAACCATGAATAACTATGACTTTAGTGTAATTAGAGCTAAAGTACACTTATTAGATGGCGTTACTCTCATAGGAAAAGAACTGCACATTGATTCCGTAGACGGAAATTACATAACCTACATTAGAACCAATTCTGGCTTACCCAATGGGGCTATGTATTTTACGGAACCTTACAGAACAGTAGCTTATCTTCTTTACGACGGAATAGGCGAAAACGGTTACTTAATAACAGAAAATGACGAAAGGCTTTTAATTTAATGGCAACCAAAGAAACAAGAACCACCCAATTACCTTTAGCATCTTCTCTTATCAATACTGATAAAGTTGTTGTTATAAAGGCAGGTATTACATCTATCGCTGATGTAAGTACAGTTACGGCTGCTGCTTTTTTAGGAAAGAGCACGGACTCATTGCCTGAGGGAGGGAATCTTTACTATACAAACTCTCGGGTTAAGTCTAAGGTTTTCCAAATGATCCAAGCTGGTACTGGAGTTTCTTTTACCATAAATGATTTAGCCGAGACCATTACAATTAGCGCACTAGGAGACGTAAGAAGTGTCAATACTAAAACAGGATTCGTAAGTCTGAACACAGACGATATCCCTGAGGGCACTACTAATAAATACATTACCAATACAAGAATTGATACTAGAGTAGCAGACTTGTTGAAAGCAGGTGCCAATGTTACTCTAAACTATAACCCAGGATTGGGAACATTGACAATTAATAGTACGGGTAATGTAAGAAGTGTAAACACGTTAACAGGAGATGTTATACTTACTACTGATACTATAACTCAGGGAGTTAGTAATTTTTATTATACAGAAACAAAGTTTGATGCTTCGTTAGCTACTAAGACAACAACCAATTTAGCTGAAGGCACTAACCAATACTTTACTCCAGCTAGAGTTCGCACTACTGTCCTTACGGGATTTAGCAGTGGAGCTGATGTTCAGGTAGAAGGAACAGATAATCTTTTACAAGGATTAGGTAAGCTGCAAAGTCAAATAATTAGTGCAAAGGGCACAACAAACGCACACATAGCAAATACGTCTAATCCTCACAACGTCACTAAGGCACAGGTAGGATTGGATAACGTACCTAACGTAAATGCTACAATTGCTTCAAACATAACAAGCGGATTACTCCCAGATGCGAGACTATCGGCAAACGTAACCCAACAAGGAAATACGTTTAATGGAGTAAACCAATTAGTTAGATTAGACGGGTTAGGAAAGCTTCCTGCAATTGATGGTTCTCAACTTACTGGGTTGATTTCTCAAATCGCTAACCTATCAGACGTTCAACTTACTAGCCTCCAAACAGGACAAACTTTGTCCTATAACGGTACTAAGTGGGTTAATACCACCTCATCTACTGCGACTGTTCGTCATGACTACCAAGGAGTATATTCTTACGTAGGAAGAGCCCCTCAGTTAAGTCCTGAAGCAAACGCAGTTTGGAAAATAACAAGGATTCAAGTCCTCACAGATGGAAACGTCTTAACTACCACAGCAAACAATGTGACCTGGACAGGTCGCCTAACTCATTCATATTCATAACATTATGCCTATACAATCAACTAAACCAACCATTGTAGACGGAGTAGAATATCCTCTTCTCTTAGTTAATTTGGCTATCTCTCCTTTAGTTAAAGAAGGAGGACAAATTGGAGCATCTGTTGCTATGCGTCTTACTCCTTACAGACAACTAGATGGAGGTATCGAACAACTTCCTGACTACGCAAAAGCTGTTTCATACCTAGACGTATTCAAAGAAGCTGAATCAGATCCTGAAATTGCATCTGCGGTAGGCAAGATAATGGAAGGTCTACAAGAGTTTATCAACGATAAAGGACTTTAATTATGCCATTAAGAGGAGCAATAGCATCTGGTAACTGGAGTAATCCTGCAATTTGGAACGGGGGTGTTTTGCCTTCTCCTGGAGATATTGTTGCATCTAACGGATTTACAATAACTATTGATCAGAATATTAATGTTGACTCATTAACTAATACTGCTCAAACAGATCCAGGTCTTGTTCCTGCTATGACTTCTGACACTACTCCATCTGGTGTAGTTAGTGCAAGTACTGTATTAAATCCTGCTTTGTATCCTGCTTGGAGAGCTTTTGATAAAAACAATAGTACTAGTTGGGCATCTAGTACTTCTGGTCCTCCACAATGGCTTGAGTACGAGTTCCCTTCTCCTACTGTTGTAAATAGATATGTTCTTCTTGCTAATAATACAGATGCTCCCGTTACTTGGGAATTTCAAGCATGGAATGGGTCTTCTTGGATAGTCTTGCAATCTATTGTAAATGCTCCTAAAGTAGGAACAGCTACAACTTATAATTTTACAAATACTACGGCATATAATAAGTATAGAATGTATATGTTAGCTCCTTATAGCCAAGGCTATATGTTGATAAATGAGCTAACACTTGCTAACTCTCTTGCTTTAGCTAGTGCAGTAGCAGGAGGAACATTTATACTTAATGACGGATTAACTGTTACTTGTACTAATACTGGAAATGGTATATCAATTGGTTCAACAACTCTTCTTACTTATTCAGGTACGGGAAGTGTTGTAATTAATGGGATTTTTGGAGGAATAACTGCAAACAATATAAATGGATTTTTAATCTCAGGAGCAGGAAACATAACAATAAACGGAACAATAAATGGATCAACGTCTAATTCCTCTACTAACGCTATAAATGTAACAGCTGCGGCAATATTAAATGTAAATGGAAAGGTCAACGGCTTTGCTGGAAGTGTGGGTAATGCAACTGCAATTAGAATTACCGCATTTGGAAGCGTGTTGAATTTAGTTGGAGATGTTGAAACACGAGGTACTCAAAAAGAAACGGTTGTTTTGAGTACGGGTACAACCTTAAACATGACTGGAAATGCGTACTGCAATTTCAACACAGCAAATAGTGGGGTGTCTATTAGTGCAACTAGTGCAATAATCAATATTACGGGTAATCTGTATATTGCGAATACAACTGGAACAAATACAAACTGGTGGGCTCTGGCCGTAAACAACAACTGTACAATTAACATCGTTGGTACTGTTTCTTCTGATCCAGGTTCTACGGCTATGACAGGTGCTTCCAATGCGGTAATAGTTAGTGGAACACCATCGTATTATAAACACATAGGACCTATCATAGCAGGTTTTAGAAATGCGGGTTTTGTTTCAACAGGAGCAAGTAATATAAATATACTTACTGGACCTTTTATAAGTTCACCAGAAGCAATACAACCTTTCAGCGTCACTCGTATGCACTACCAAAGAACCCTTGGTTCTTACTACGAGTTTAGAGACAACTCTACTAACGGGGCATTACCTCCTGCTGGACCTGCTCCTATTACAAGGTTAGTATCTCCAGGAACTGCAATAGACGCACCAGCAGCTTCTAATGTAAGACAAGGAGTAGTTTATGCGGCAGGTTCGCTCACAGGAACTATGGTAGTACCTGCAGCGAGTAACGTAGCAAACAACGTACCTGTAGATAACACAGTCGGCACAGCAGTACTAGATCCCAACGCTATATGGGCTGTCCCACTAACTTCCATCAATACTCTAAACAGTATAGGAAGAAGAGTTAAAAACGCTGCTACGGTTGAAACTACTGGAACACAAATTCAAACCACATTAAATAATAACGAGTAATGGGATTAAAAGTAGCAGTCGCAAATGGGAACTGGTCTAATCCAGCAACATGGAATGCAGGCTCTTTACCTAAAGTTGGTGATACTATTGCATCTAATAATTTTACAGTAACTATAGATCAAAATGTTAATATAGATACGCTCACAAATGCCGCACAGGTAGCCGTAAGTGCTGTCCCAATAATGACAGGTTTTACGACTCCTAGTGGTATAGTTACCTCTAGTGGGGATTATGATTCTGCCCGAGCAGCTTGGGTTGGATTTGGGGGAAATGGTTGGTTGTCTCCTAATCAAACTGCCATGCCTCAATGGATAGCTTATGAATTTCCAACTACTAAATTAATTACAAGTTATAGTTTTATTGGATGGTGGACTCTAGCAAGTACTCCAAGAAATTTTGAATTTCAGGGGTGGAATGGTTCAACTTGGATAACACTACATACGGTCACTAGTAATGCTACTCAAAACTATGCTAGTCCGTTACTAACTCATACAACATCTTATATTAAGTATAGATTTTATATAACTGCTATAAACGGAGGTGAGTTTGCTAGTATGGGTACAATAAGACTATTTGAAAGTGGAGATTTTAATGGATCTTCCGTAGCAGGTGGTGGATTTATAGCTAACTCTTCAGTAACTATTACATGTACTAGTCTAATAGGTATTACGGGAGGATCAGCCACAGCTCCTTTAACTGTTTCAGCTGCCTCACCTGCTGTAGTTAATGTTAATTCAAATCTGACTAATTTTGGAGTCGACAGTAGTAGAGTTATTGCAAAAACAGGAAATTGTACACTTAATATAGTAGGTAGTACTAGAATTGTATCGTTTGGTGGTGCTAGGCATTGTTTGGTTATTTTTTCAACAGGTACAACTAATTTTCTTGGAGGTGTAACAGGTAATTGGTCAGGATCGCACGGAATATTAATGACTACTGGAAGTGCTGGTGCTGTTCTTAATATAGTGGGAGATATTAACCCAAATAAACTTGGACCAGGCGGTTCACAAAATGCACAACATTTAGTAGTTAATACTGTGTGTACAGTAAACGTTACTGGAAATATCTACGGAGGATTTGGTAATGATGCTGGTATTTCTGTAGGAGCAGGTGCAACTATTTATGTAACTGGTAATGTTTACGGAGGACAAAGCTCAGGAGCAATAGGATCAGGTGCAGGTATTGTTTCTGGACAAGCTCATTTTTTAAGTGTTATTGGAACAATATACGCACAACACACCGCTCCTTTTGAAACTAGCGGCGTACATAGCACTTCTTCTGGAGCAATTAATTTATTTTCAGGTCCGTTTGTTTCAGGACCTTATGGAGGTGCTCCTTTAACTTGTACAAGAATGCACCTAATCCCTACTACTAACTCTTATTTTGAATTTAGAGACGAAACAACTAATGGCGCAGTATCACCTGGTGCAATTGCTCCTGCAACTCAATTAGTTTCTCCTGCAACTATAGCAGACAATCCTACCCCAGCTAATGTAAGATTTGGAACAGTTTACTCAATAGGAAGTCAGACAGGAACTTTGCGTATGCCTCATCCTAACCAAGTAACCTATGGAGTAGCAGTAGATAATACTTTTGGAAATGCTGTACTTACCGCTGCTTCTGTTTGGGATTACTTAGTTGCCAACATCACAGTTGAGAATAGCATAGGTATGCGACTTAAGAATGTAGCCACTCCTCAAACCACTGGAGAGCAACTTGAAGCATTTTTGCGATTAGAATAAACTTGACTTATTTTTTCAAAAGTTTATATTTGTCTTAGGACAAAGAACTATATTTATGAAATTTGTAAATTTTATTGGAGGTCTTTTCAAAGATGAAAAAGGCAATGTCTCCATGAAACGTTTGTGCGGATTAATGTGTACTCTTACTCTTTGCGCAACGTTGTACGCCAACTCTTTTACAGAGGCTCACTTTGCTCCATCTACTCCGTTAGTAGATGCTGTAGCATTACTTGCATTTGGTTGTTTAGGTTTAACTTCTGTTGAGAAGATTATGAAAAAGCCTCAACCTAAAACTGAAGAATAATTATGAACTATACTAGAGAACAAATCGAAGCCGCAGTAAAAGCCAAGGGCTATGTTTACTTTGATGGCGCAAAAGACTATGATGTAAATATCATAGGTGTACGTAATTCTTCTACTGGAAATGATGTTACCAACCTATTTGATGACACTATGACTGTTGCTTACAAAGTAGCAGGTAAATGGGTATTTCATCAATGGCAAGCTACTACAGATCCTGGAACAAAAGGTGTTATGCAATTCCATAACCCTGGCGGAGTAGCGCGTCTAGTTGCTGGTCAATATCGTGGAAGCCACGCTATTGGGTTACACCAAGGAAAGTACGAAGCGTTGAAACAAAAAGCAAACGTAAAAGTTTACCGTGACGCTAACAAAGACATGACTTATGATGAGTCTAAAATCACTGAAGGTGTGTACGGTATCAACATCCACAAAGCAGGTGCAGATTCTACCTTTGTAGAAAACTGGTCTGAAGGATGTCAAGTATTCAAACGTGAGAAAGATTTTAACCAGTTTATGGAAATCTGTAAACAGGCTCGTGGTATCCACGGTAACTCTTTCACTTACACTTTGATTGAGTCTGGTGACTTTATTGCCGCAGATAAAGCAACTGGAGAAGCCAAGAAAGCAGCAAAAGCAGCTAAGGCAAAAAAATAAATGAAAAATTGGAAGGCCCTTTGTAGTCTTCTTTTCTTAGTCAACTCCTGCTTTTGTCAAACATTGTCAAAGGCAGGGGATGGCTGGGACTTAAAAATTGATTCGGCAATCAGCCTAATTAAAAACTATGATATCGATAAGTACATAGTTTTTACTGAAGTATGTGAGCGGATTGATTTTTGGAACAGTTCTTTTTCTTCCACAGGTATAGTTGAAGGTCGCTATACCATACTTGTAGCAGACGCAGACATTAAGTTAAATTCAATTAACAACTTAGCTTGCGTTTTAGTTCATGAGAGTCAACATCTTTTCTACGCAAAAGAAGGCATTGTCATGAGTGAAGCGGAAGAAGAATATAAATGCTACATGTACGAGTTATCCTTCATCCAAAAAATTCCAACCCCTGAGTCATGGTTACTGACAAATCTTTATGAAAAACTGCAAAAATATAGACAATGAAAAAATTAATTCTATTTGTAGTCGGGGTAATAACCTTGGCTACTGACTTATTTGCACAAAGTGCAAACACTTCTCCAGGTACGGGACATTGGGTTGTTATTGACTCAGGTTATCAAGTGGCTACAACTACTGTAGGACAGACTGTAGCACCCCTTCACTTCTATAACACTTCTACTTCTGAAAAGATCACAGGTATGCAGTTTCGTATATTCTACGATAACACTGCATTTACTGCTGTAGTACCTTCCTTGAAAATTTCTACTTCAGACCAATATCTTCAGTATGTAGATAGTAACGCACAAGGATTCTTAACTGTAACTTTAGCGTACACAGGTTCTAGTGCTACTTTTAACTATTCTAACGGAGCAACTTTTGACTTGACATTTACGCATGCTAGTAGTGCTGTATGGAACAACTTAGATTCTATCAAAACTATGAAAGTTGCAGGTGTGAAATCATTTGCAAACAAAGCTGCTACTAACTGGGGTAACGATACTACGTTAGTAGTTTATTCTTATGGTGGTCGTTTCAATCAGAAGGTTCTTCGCTTTGCTGCTAAATTTAAGAACGTAACAGGTTCTGATGCTAAGAACTTGTGGGTGTCTTTAGAAAAGAAAGCACCAACTGGGTCTTGGACTCAAGTAGATGCTAAAGCAACTAACTCTGTAGGACATGTTGTGTTTAGAGAATTTTTAGATACTACATATTGGGATGTCCGCATGGTCGTTAAAGGAGACACAATGACTCCAGGTAACGTATTCTCTACTGCGGATGCACAGAAGATTAACCAATCTATTTTAGGGCAATACACTCCAACAGGATTTGACTACTATACAATGGACGTAAACGGAACTACTGGAGACATTAATATTGCCGACGTATACTCAGTATACGGAAGATTAGCAGGTAGATTTACTTCTTGGCCTAACTCTAAGAAAGATGTAATGTTCTTTACTGTTGCTGAGTACAACTCAATTAACGGAGCTACATCTAACTTAACTTCAACTTATGCTACAGTAAATAACTTTAATTACACTATTGATGGTAGAGACTCTATCACCTATTACGTAGCAGTAAAAGGGGATGCAAACTCTACTGGATTTAAGATGGCTCGTTTGACTCCTATTAAGATTGTCAACCAAGCAAATGCTAAGAAATACATTATTGACCAAACAGTATCTTACGACAATCCTACTTTAGATAAAGTAGAAATTAACATGCCGAAAATTACCGTTGAGAGTGGAAACTTAGTAAACGTACCAGTTAAAGTTCTTACAAATGGAAAATCTTTGGGTGCTCTTCAGTTAGATCTTAAGTACGACACTGCTTACTTAGAATTTAAGAACGTAGAAGTAACTGAAAAGATTATGAAATGGACTTCTTACACTAACCGTTCTAATGGAATTGTTTCTTGGGGCGGCGCAGACTTAACCAATTCTAATCTATTGAATGACGGAGAGGCTGTATTTACGCTTCAGTTTATTGCTAAGAAACCTCAAGACTCTTGGGCTACTGCAGCTATCTGGACATCTGAAAAATACGTAGGTGATGACAAAGCAAGAGACATGGTAATTACGCCTACTATGGGTATCATTGAGGTTCGTAGAAAAGGAACTGTATCCATGAACCAAGTAAGTGATTTAATTGCTTTTCCAAATCCTTCTGAAGGTGCCATTCAAGTACAATTCAAGATAGCTGAAGAGTCTGACGTAAACTTGTCTTTGTACAATGAAATAGGTCAGTTAGTCCAAAATATTCTAGACAAGCACATGCCTGTAGGAAGTTATAGATACAGTGTAGATTTGGAAAGATTACCTGACGGAGTTTATATCTTAACTCTTAAAACAGAAAAACAAGTCCTAGATTCTAAACTATTAATCATATGAAACTAAAAGACAAACTTGGTTTTGGCCAAGCAGAGCCCGTAGCAGTACCAGATAACAATCGTTTCTACTACATGCTACAACAAATGCAAGCTAACCGTTGGAGAATCACTGCCATTGTGTTAGGCTTGTTTACCCTAATCATTGTCGGTATTAATGCTGCTGTCTTCTTGGGAGCATCTATTGGAGAAGACTGGAAAGAAATGTTGCTTATCCTCTTAGGAGCATTTGTCGGTAACTTGAACAAAGTAGTTGACTACTGGTTCAATTCTGAAGACAGAGACAAAATGCTTATCCAAAAAGTAGATGAGGAAGATGGTGTATCTTTGTCAAACACAACTAATCCATAATATTATGTCAGAAGAAAAAGAAGAAGGCGGTATGTCCGCTGCTAAAAAAGCCATTATTGGAGCAATCACTACTGCAATTACTGCAGGTGGTGCTTGGTTTGCTACTCACTTAGGTGGAGGCGAAGAAAAAGCTGAGACTCCTACTGCTGTATCAGCCCCTGCACCTGTGATTAACATCACTACGAACAACGAACAGAAGCAACAAGCAAACACTGATGGTGGAGGTAAAACCATTATCATCAAAGAAAAAGCTGCACCTGCAGCTGCTCCTGCTCCAACTCCTGCCGCTAAACCCCAAGCTGATGAAGAAGATCCTTGGTAGCCTACTGTTAATAATCCTTATCTATGGTTGTGGTTCTATGAAGACCACAACCGAGGATGAGGTTATTGAGAAAAAAGATATTTCTAGCGTGTCTGGATATACTGATTCTATTAAGAAGAACGTACAAGTAATTAGCATGGACATGACTAAAGTGTTGGCTATGTACCCAAGTCTTCAAGAGAAGAATGTAGGTTTAGGTTTTGCAGAATCCGTATTAGATTATTTAGATGAGACAAATCGTTTTGTATTTACTGAAGAGAAGGGTGAAATCAAGGAAAGGATGGTAACTCAGTTCAAAGCTTCTAAAAAAGGAGTCTTTGAAGAACCTATTGACGGCAAAGGAAAAATTAAAGCTGCTCACTACTTTGTTTATGTAACCGTTGCTGATTTTGCAGTAGACGAGGACGAGACCGTACAAGGTGGAAAAGCTAAAGTAGTGGTAACTACTTTTATCCGTTTGCAAGTTCGATTTGTAGACGCTAAAACAGGACAAATTTACATTGGTTCTGGTGAAGGCGAATCTATAAAAGTAGGAGAGTCATTCTTAAAATCTCTAGACGATATGAAGTTTTCTCAAAGTACCGTAGGTAAGGCAACACGAAAGTCGCTTGAAACAGCAACTACCAAAGTGATTGAAAACCTTATTAGAAACGGTGTCTTTAAGAGTTAACATATTAATCTTGTTTATGTGTATAGGACTGGGTTTAAACGCTCAGTCCTTTACATATTCGTACACAGATCCGTGTACAAAAGAGCTAAAGTTTATATTCGCAGATATGAACTCTCCTATAGTGATTAGTTACTATAGGCAAGTTAGAAGTTTTAGTTACGCAGAACTTCAAGACGGTACATTTGACAACTGGTTAAATACTACCTACTTGAATTTTCGGAACTCTAAACCCTGCGAAGGAGTATTTTCAACAACTACAACCACTACTTCAACTAATACAGTAACATCTTTAGTTAGTAGTGTGATGAATTTAAACTCAATATCTAGTTTAGATTTATCTTCAACTTCTATGGGATCAAGTACTTCTATAGGTAGTACAACATCTTCAGGAACAACAAATACAACAGACAGTAAAAATGAAGGTTCGAACGACAAGTCTAGTAGTAATGGAGGTAATAATTCTACTGGTAATTCTGGGGATAACTCTGGTCAAGGTGGGGAATCATCTGGACAAGGGTCCAATACGTCGCAAGGACAAGTAAGTGTTGGAAGCAAATCTAAAGGAGGTTCTAGTGGAAGTGGTGGAAGTGGAGGAGAAGGCGAAACTCCAGCCGAAGAAAAAACCCCTGAAAAAATAGAAGAACAAAAATCTGAAACACAACAAGCAGGTGGAAGTGCATCTGCAAAGTCAGCAGCAAAAGGTAAAGTAGAAACACAGAAACCAGCTATCCTAGTTACAGGAGACATTGTTGGTGTTCAGACAGTCAAAGACCAAGCACAAGATGCACGTGGTACTATGTCTTTCACTCGTGTTAAAGGAGATGGCACAGCTTCAATTGGATTGTCTGCTGACTATATGGTTAATGCAAAGATTGGAAACTTTAATGCTATGCAATCTTGGATGGGCGTTAACAAAAAAGGGCATAAGCACATTAACGTATTATCTGCTGGAATTAACTTAATGCCTCGGTCTTACAACGGCTCACTGCTCTTTGTAAGAGTAAATTCGTTAAAGAACTTTACAGCTCTGTATGGAGCAGCCGCTTCTTATGGAGAGTTATTTAAAGAAGAAGTAATCTCTACTTTATTAATTGGTGGTTTTATGTATAAAGGACAACTAACTAAACATATTGATGCTACCATTATCGCAGCTAGTGTGTACGCACCATACACAAAATACTACACTGAAAGTTTATTTGAGTCTCAGCCTATTATAGTTCCGTTCCTAAACATTAATTACTCTATAACTAAGACTTTTAAATTTGGCTTGACTGCGGGAGGTACATATATCGCAAATCAAGATATAGTAAACTATCAAATCTTAATGGGAGGTAAATTAAAGATATGAGATGGCTGATTGTTCTTTTTTTATTCTCGACTCCCCTAATAGCCCAATTTAATTATTCGGGGTATCTCTATAATGCAAATGGTTCTGGAGCAGCTAACGTACCTGTTAAACTCTACAGAAGAACAAACTCTACTATTGCAGGATTTACTAACCAACAAAATTATAACGGACACTCTTACTATCGTTCTACAGGTAGTGCTACTTGGACTACTGCTAGGGCTAACTGCGCAGCTATGGGTGGTTATTTAGTAACTATTACTAGTGCAGCAGAACAAAGTTTTATATTTAATATTTGGCCTTCAGGATGGATAGGACTTACAGACGAAGTAACTGAGGGAACTTGGAGATGGGTAACAGGAGAAACTTACTCTTATAAAAACTGGAACTCTGGAGAACCAAACAACGCAGGTAACGAAGACTACGTACAGTTTGTATCTAATGGTAGATGGAATGACTTACCTAACAATGTTAGTCTTCCCTATGTATTAGAATTTAATTATGTAGTAACTACTTCTTCGTGGACACTTTACAAAACAATCTACACTAACTCTGCAGGGTATTACTCTATCTCAGAAGCCTACGACCCCTCCAAAGAGTATTACATTGAGGTAGACGCTCCTACTAGAGTTCAGGCTTACACCAATACAGACATACAAAGCATTTCTAATATTATCTTAGGTAAGACTACAATTAACGGTCTTTCCTATCATAGATTTGATCTTAATGATGATGGAAGAATAAACATAGCAGACAAGTATTATTTATCTGCTAGAAAGTCAGGAAGATTTAATCGATGGAGAAGTGCGCCTGATGTAAGAATCTTTACACTTGCTCAATATAATGCCATAGTTGCATCTAAAGTAAATGTACGCACAACTTATCCTGGAGTAAGTACATTTACGACTTCAACCCTTACTACAGGAGGCACACTAAATCTATATCTTATTGCTCCAGGATACTCAGGACAAGTAACTTATTAACCATGAAAAAACTAATTATAATCCTACTGACTGCATTTGCAGTTACACTAAACGCTCAATGTTATAAGATTGACACTGTGCGCAACCACACCCACCTACGTACTATAGCAGGTAGACCTGTTGATTTTGGAGTAGTAGCTACGGCAGAACAATTAATTGCAAATAAATATGCTTTGTGTGACACAGGCATTAAAGTAGAACTAGCAATTAATACAATTGCATTACCCCAACGGCTTATAAACATTATAGGAATACAGTTATTAAAAAGGGATTATGTAGTCAATATGTCTATCACAGCTAATAACATTACACATTATTCTAGGAACGTAAAGACTGTATATGTTAATGCAATGTTCTTAACGGTTGAAGAAATTCCTCACAATAAAAAAGCATATTCTAGAGCTGTAGAGAAGTGCTTAATTGATTTGATTAAGGAGCTGTAGCCCGTATTTACTGGGTTCTCCCAGATTAACAGTATCTTAACTTTTTGTGTTAAGTTTTTGTTTTAACTTAATTAGTTATAACTTATGACTTGACTTTTTATATTGTAGTGGTATATTTGCATTAGTTGTAACAGACAACCAACCACAGTATGAAAAAACTTTTGCGGAAATATCCCGACCCTATTTACATTCACAAGGATTACATTGACGTATTATTAAGACTTGCAGGATACCGATTGTCAGATTTATCTGTAACAATCTTGGCATACTCTAGTTATCGAAAAGCTTTAACTTCCGAAACTAAAAAAGAAATTGCAGACAAGTTTGGCACAAGCACACAAGTTATTTCAAACACTATTACTAAACTTAGAAAGCAGCAGTTGCTTTTAAAGAACAACGTCAATCCTAAATTGAAACCTGAAAGTGATACTCAAGCTGGGTTAACTATTTACTTTGTTTTAGAAGCTAAAGGAAAATTTAAAAAAGCAACAACTGAAGAACCTAGTGTAACAGAGAACACTCCTGTATGAGGAAAGATCTTCAAATAGAGTTAAAAGTATTTGGACTCTACAGCACAGTAGCACGCGAACTAGAATGCAAAAGTGCAGATGTAGATGAAGTATATTCTTGGTACATAGCTGAGATAGTAGACTCTTTGAAGAAAACCGAAACTAAACAAGTATATCTTAAAGGACTTGGAATGTTTAGAGCAAACCCAGCATGCATTCCAAACATCTTGTACTATAACATAGTACGGTACCGAGAGATGGCTCAGTTTATGGTTAAGTTTCCTAAGTATCATACTAAAACCAGAGCGCGTTTTATGAATGATATTTATGACAACTACAAAAAGTTATACGAAGAAGGCTTAGAGAAAATCGAAATACTTTTAAAAGAGCCTATATTTGATAAGCCAATGTACTATAAACAGAGGCAAAGATTAATAGATTTTCAACAAACCCGATTAGACCAATTATATGAATCCATTTGCAAATTACATGAACTTGCTGAAGCAGGGAGTAAAGAACGCGGACAAGATAGTGGAAGGCATCAGCAACAAGACATTGAAAGAATTCAATTTACTAAATGATGATGATAAGGAACGTATTAGTGAAAGAATGGATATATGTCTTAACTGTCCCTACAATTCAAGAAATGCAACAGTATCTCCCGAATATCATTCTCTCAACGGCAAGCCATACTCGACAGGAAGATCCGACTTTCATTGTTCGTTATGTGGTTGTGTTATCGAGTTAAAGACTGCTTGTCTTACTTGTGACTGTGGTATTAAAGACTGGAACTCTAAAAACTCTCAAAAGAAACTAGAGCTAAAGTGGATTAAGAAACCTTAAAACTATATTATATGAAAAAACCATTTTTAAAATCAAAAACAGGTATTTCTAACCTGAAGAAATCACTTCGTATTCTTAACGGTTGCGGAGGAAACAAAGGCACCAAGTGTGGGGTAGAAGTTTATTATCTTCCAGCTGACACTAAGCTAGAAGAGATTAAATCTTAATCTATGACAAAACAACCAACCAAACAAACCAAGCCTGAGAGTAATCCTACTTTTCAAGATAACTTATTTACTGTAACTAAGATTTTTTGGAAGGTAGGATACTCGTATGGTAAAACAGGACGCAACGATGATTTTTATGCTCGCGTTCTAGAAGACTTTGGTAATCTTCCTATAGCTGAGTTTATTGCAAAGTACGATAGTTAATAGTATGGCACAGAAAAAACAATCTTATATTTCTGCTGAGTTAGACTGGGCAGAAGAAAAATTAGGAGAGTGGAGAGAGTATGTAGATAAGAATCCTCTTAATTCTTTGAAAGACCGTGTGGAATGGAAGCCGACTTCTAAAGGAGGTTCTATCCCAATGGTAATTGCTTCCATTGAACAGCAAATAAAATCTATCCGAGATACAATGAAAGAGTATCTTGCGTTGTTAGACGTAGTAGACAAATTACGTGAAAAAGAAGAAGCCAAGCTTGAGATAAGAGGTTCTCAAGAAGTAAATGGTAAGATGAGTAAATTTGGTTAATATGTATACGGACAGTCCAGAGTTTTTTGTTAATATGAAATCTGTCCCTGACAAAGAATCGTCAGAGTATGTTTCTTTTTGGGAAGCAGAGGACAAAAAGATAACTGAAGGAATAACTATAAATGGTTTTTACTTTTCTCCTTTTATTTATTGGCACTTAAATTATTGGTCTATCTACGTAGATACTATAGTAGGTAAACGGCAGGTTCGAAAACTTGACCGTCCTCAGCTTTGGGATACGTACCTAGCAGTAGACGAAGCTATCCATAAAGCAGAAAATCATCCTGACGGTAAGAAAGGAGTTGTGATGGTAGGTAGTCGACGTATATCCAAGTCGGTATTGACTTCATCGTATATTACCCATAAATCAGTTACTCAAAAAGGTAGCGACAATTTAATCTCTGCACTTAACGGACCTGACTTAAAAATCATAACAGAATACGTAGACTTAGGTTTACGGAATTTACCCGAGTACTTTAAGTTTCCACGTATTGAAGACGACTGGAAACGACAAGTAACTCTTGGATACAAAGACAAACAAAACGTAAGACATGAATGGTCCAAATTTCACATCCGAAACTTCGATGAGGGCAACAATACGGAAGCAGCTGCTGGTCTTACTTTATCTTCTTTTCTCTTGGAGGAAGGAGGAAAAGGAAAGATTCTCAATTGTTTGGCGGCAACTACTCCTTGTTTTGACAGCCCATATGGATGGCGTTGTTCTCCTTTTGTCATTGGGACTTCGGGAGATATGACTAAAGCAGGGGATCTTGAAGAACTCTTCAATAACCCTGAAGCGTATAACTTTCTTCCTGTTGAGTCATTAGATTCAGGTAAATCTTACGGTTTATTTATTCCAGGTACTAAGTCTTTGAAGGTTCCTAAAGAACCTAAACCTTTTGGTCTTTACTTGCAAAGTCCAGATTCATCGGAATTAGACAATATAACAATATGGGTATCTGATGAGCAAAAAGGAAAGGAACTAATTTTAAAGTCTAGAGAGCAAATTAAGAAGTCAAGTGGTTTAGAGGCATATCTTAAAGAGGTAATGTATTATCCATTAAATCATGAAGAATGCTTTTTAGAACTTTCTCAAAACATCTTTCCTGTAGATCTGTTACAAGAACAGTTACAAAAGATAACTTCTTTGGACGCTAACCCAGACTATGTAGAGTTAGTTAAAAAGTCTGATGGAACTATTGCCCACAAGTTTACGGACAAAAAACCTGTAAACAATTTTCCTTCTAAACCAACAGACAATCTTGAGGGTTGCATACAGATTTGGGAGTATCCTATATTAGGTGCACCCTACGGACTGTACACAGCAGGAACTGACCCATACAAACAATCTCAAGCCAAGTACTCTACCTCATTAGGCTCTACTTACATATATAAGAGAGTACATGATATTGCTGGGGAAGGTTGGTCTAACATTGTAGTGGCTGCCTACACAGGTCGTCCTAAGAAAATAGAAACTTGGTATGAAACAACTAAAATGCTTCTTAAGTACTACAATGCAAAGACTCTTTGTGAAAACATGGATATGGGATTTATTCAGCATTGTATTGAAAAGAATGAGTCTGCATTTTACTTAGAGCGTACACCTTCATTCTTAAACGACATTCACCCTAATAGTGCGGTAAATCGTGAGTATGGAATTCACATGACTACTGACATTAAGGATTACTTAAACTCTTTGATTATAGAATACATTACTGAGGTAATAGACCGAGAGACAGATGAGGCAGGAAACGTAATTAAAGAAAGACTTGGAGTTACTAGAATTTTAGATCCTTTACTTTTAAAAGAATTAATTAAGTTTACTCCCAAGTTAAACGTCGACCGAGTTATTTCCTTTGGCCTTACCCTAGCTATGGCAAAGTCTTTAAACAGTAAGTCTGTATTAGTGTCCTCTACAGAAGACGCTCGTATGAAAGATTACTTTAAAACAACGAAATCTAGACAACTTTTTAGGACTAGCGGTAGCCCATTCCGACGCTAAAGTATAGTTATTTTAAAATTTTGAGTACCAAAATTAAGATTTGGTATTATTTTTACCGCTAGTTATACTTTACAAGTTAATACATTAACATCCATTGTTATGATTATAGAAGCACTCAAAGAGTACACAGATCCACTTAACCACGCATACTTTTACCCAGAACAATTTGTTTCTAGTTCTAGAAAAAAGAAGCCTCAGTGGATTAAATCGACCTTAGATTATTTTGCAAATATTGCTTTTGCACAGTACCGTCAAAATGTTAAGTTCCGCAAAAACTACCGTCTGTTTAACGGAGAGTTTAACTTTGACGATTACAATAACGAACCTCAGATTCAAGAAATCTTAAATTACTTAACAGATACTCCTGACCAAGAGCCAGATATCCCACAGCATTTAAGACACTATCCAATTGTCAATCCTCCTATTAATCAACTAAAAGGAGAGTTAATTAATAGACCTTTTAAGTATAAAGTAAAAGCGGTTGATGATGCTAGTATAGATGAGAACATCGACTTCAGAACGGACTTGATTAAAGAGTTCTTTATGAACAAGATGATGGCTAGTTTAGAAGGAATGCCTCCTGAACAGGTAGAACAAATTCAAGCTGAGATGATGACTGAAATTCAAAATAAGATTTTGGATTACACATCAACTGCAGAAGAATGGGGCAACAAAGTTCTTAATGCTTTGAAGTATGCCTTCAGACTAAAAGAAAAGTCTAGTCAAGCTTTTTTAGACTTTTTAATTACAGGACAAGAATTTCATCATTTTTACCCAGACAACTCACGTATAGGTTTTAACTATAAAGTAGAAAACCCTTCTAACGTATGGTACTTAGCAAATCGTAACGCTATGTATACATCAGATTGTTGGGCATTAGGTACTATTGAAGTACTGTCTATGAGTGAGATTGTAGAAAGATATAATCTTTCAGGTGAAGAAGTAAAACACTTGAATAGTCGTTCTTTACAGAATCTTCGTAACAACGAATACTCTCCATTGTCTCCTGCACTTCCAGATCCTAATGATCCCTTGTGGCAATTAACATTTGAGAACGTAGGTGACTTTGCTAATGGCGGTATTGACCATAACGTATTTTCGTTTAACTCACAGCATGCATATACAGTAGTTACTTGTTACTGGCAGTCTAAAAAGAAAATCTACAAACGTCAATACATTGACGAAGAGGGATACTTACAAGAACAGTTTGTTTCTGAAGATTACAAGTACGACAAGACAATGGGAGATATTGCCTTGGATGAGTTATGGATTAACGAGTGGTGGAAAGGCATTAAGATTGGTGCCGACATTTACATTGACGTAGAACCTTTAGAGTATAGTCAAACGCCTCCGATTGTAGGTATAGTTAATACAACTCGTAATACTCAAGGTAAATCTTTGCTTGACCTTCTTAAGCCGTACCAAGTACTCTACAACATTTGTATGAACCAATTATGGGAATTACTAGAGAAAGAGATTGGGGTAGTATTCTTAGGAGATATGAAAGTAGTTCCTAAAAAAGACTCTCAAGATCCTATTGAAACAATGTTATGGAACGCTAAGAACAGAGGTACATTGTTTATTGATACATCCCCAGAGAACACAGGAGGTGCAGTTCAATTTAACCAGTTGTCTCGTGTAGACTTAACTAGAACTGCTGAGATTCAATCTCGTATCCAACTAGCACAAGCTCTTCGTACAGAAGCTTATGAGTTGATTGGTGTGACTCGTCAGCGTTTAGGTTCTATTACTCCTTCTGAAACTGCAACTGCAACTAAAGAAGGTTTAACCCAATCATTTTCTCAAACAGAAACTTGGTTTGCTTGGCATGATAATGTAATGCAACAAGTCTACCAAACAATGCTTGAGATGGCTCAATACACAGAGTTACAGAAACCTACTTCAACTTTAAATTATCTAAACTCAGAGTTAGAAACTGTATTCTTACGTATAACTAAGAATGAGTTACTTCGCGAACTTTTCGTGTTTGTGACTTCTTATGCTGAGGACAGAGTTACTTTAGAGCAACTTCGTAGTTTAGCACAACCTGCCCTTCAGAATGGAGCAGAGCTTTTAGAAATCTTTGACCTGTACACAGCAGCGTCAGAACGTTCTTTACGTAAAGTTCTAGAAGGAGTGCAAGAGCGTAAGTCTTCTATGCAGCAACAACAAATGCAACAACAACAGCAACAAATGGAAATGCAGAATCAGCAGTTCCAAGCTAAGATGCAAATGGACGCTCAACAGAAAGCAGAAGAAGCTCGTCGTGAGGATATGAATAAGGAACTTGACCGTCAGAATAGACTTGACGTAGAACGTTTACGTGGTATTGCTAACGAAGGTTCATTCTCACAAGAAAAAGATTTGACTCCCTTACTTATCCAACAAACCAACGTAGCTAAAGAACAATCTAAGATGCGTTTTGAACAGATGAAGAATGACGAGCAGGTTAAACTTAAGAATAGAGAATTAGACTTAAAGGAAAAAGACATAGATACTAAGCTTCAGATAGCTAAACAAAACAAGAATAAGTACGATAAAAAGAAATAAGATTCTCTTTTATCTATATTCACACACTCACTTTTTTTAACCTATTGTGTTAATTTTTTAATACTATAACTTTGAAACCAGACAAACCAACCAACTAATTGTCATGAATAACAACCCAAACGATGACCAACTAGGTTTAGACAACCTAGAGTTCTTTGAAAATTTTGCTGCTGACGATCCGATTTCAGATCCTCAGTTTGATCCTAACGCTAATCTTGCGCCTGATATTTTAGGAGGCGACAAGATGGATTTAGAGGATGACGACTTGCCAATGAAAAACAAGAAGTCTGAACCTAATCCACCTGCACCTGCACCTGCACCTGCACCAGTTTCGACAGACGATGACGATGATGGTAATGCAGATGATAGTGATGACAATGATGACTCAGACGACTCTCCTGCACCAGCAGATGATTTAGCCGATGATGATGATTCAGATGACATTAACTACTATGAGGCATTTGGTAAAGGATTACTTCGCTCAGGTCATTTTGACTTAGGTGCAGATGTAGATCCCGACCAATTAGAGTGGACAGAAGAAACCTTTTTGGAGATGATGTCTACTACTGTAGAGAACAAAGCGTGGAAACAACTTGAGGACATTGCTTTAGAAGCTTACGGGCAAGAAGGTATTGAATTGGTTAAAGACCTTTTCATTAACAAAGTTCCCGTACAGCAGTACTTAGCGAAGTACAGCGAGCAGATAGCCCTTGAAAATGTAGACTTAACAAATCCGCAAAACCAAGAAGCTATCTTCAGAGAGTACCTAAGCCGTACAGGTTTAGATGCCGATGAAATCGAAGAGCAACTAGAGTATGCTGTCAAGACTAATAAACTTGAGAATTTCTCAGAAAGATACTACACTAAACTATTAGAACGTAGTCGCCAAGAAAGAGAAGTTATGGCAGAACAAAGTGCTCAACGTCAAAGAGAAAACATGGAGAGAGAAAATGTACGACAAGAGTCTTACATTAAAACTCTTGAAGGAGCAATTAAAGCAGGAGAGATTAATGGATATCCTATTAATCAAAACCAAGCTTCTGAATTGTTTGATTATGTAACTAATAGAAGTTATCAGTTGCCTAACGGACAAAAAATCAGTGAGTTTGAATATACTCTAGCTAAGATGCGTCAAGAAGATCCTCAAAAGTTTTTAGCAGTAGCGAGATTAGTTCAAGCTGACTTAGACTTAACTCCAGTTAAGAAAAAAGGAATCAGCGAAGAGACTAACTCAATCTTCAAGGAACTACAAAACAAGTCTAAAAAAGGAACCAAAGGAGAACCTAGAAAAGAGACCCAACTCTTTAATAATTTCTTCGGTAGATAAATAAGACACATAAACTAAAATACAATGCCTAATCAAAACATTCCAAGAGTTAACGGTCGCGTCATAGCGAATGCGCACGTTACAAGCTCATACTATTCTAAGAATAGTTTGGGTAAACTGACTGACAAGAACTTTGTCGAGTCTATGTTAAAAACTAAGCCTGACCAGTATGACAAAATCATGTTGCGTCTTTTCACTGACACTCGCTTGTATTCTAACGATTTGTTAGACTTGGTGATGAAGAATGGTAAGCCATTCATGGTGAACGATCCTAACGGTATCTTTACCTACAAAATCAAGAAGCGTGCAGAACTTCCTAAAGTTATTATCAACTTGGCTACTGCTCAAGCAAGACCAGGTATTGATGGCCAGGAGTTTGAGATCGTATTTGACAAACAAGGTTTTGTTGTAAACGATATCATTTCTGCACACCGTTACGAGCAAGAAACTTTGGTACAAATCGTAGGTGAAGCTGAGCGTTACCAGAACGGTTTCAAGTATCGTTGCCGTGCAGTTGCTGCTAACAGCACTGATTTTGTTAACCAACGTTTCTTAGTAGTAGGTACTGAGTACTTCAAAGTAGGTAACGTATTGGGCGAGTATACCACTTCGTTCTCTAGCTTAGGATTGTTTGACGGTCACTTGGAAGTTATGGCTGACGTATTGAGTCAATATGGTGTAGAACACACTATTACTGACTGGGCTGATGCTACTAAACTTGGTATGCAGACTGACGCAACTGGTAATCCTATGGACTTGACTTACTACACTTTGACTGATCCTACTGCTGAAGCAGAGAAGACAAAGATTGTAGGTTGGGAACCAACTGTATCTCGTTTGTTGCGTATGGAAATGATGCGCATGAAAGCAAACATGTTGATGTGGGGTCGTCAAGGTCAAACCAAAGACGAAAAAGGCCGCTCAACTCGTATGAAGCAAGGTTTGTGGCAGCAATTGCACCTTGGTAACGTAATCCAATACGACCGTGGTCAGTTCAGCTTAAACTTAATTCGTACTGCAATTGGAGATTTGTTCTACAACCGTGTACTTGTAAAAGACCGTAGCGTAAAAGTTTATACCAACCGTGCAGGTATGGAATTGGCTTCTACTGCTATCAAAAAGGATTTCAACAGTGCAAACTTTATGGTATCTGCTGACAAATTCTTGGACGGTAAAGATCGTTTGAAGCAAGGTTATGCTTTCCAATTTGACCACTACATGACTACCGAAACTGGTCCTGTTGAGTTCGTAGAATTGGAACAGTTGAACATGCATGCTACTTTCTTGGAGCTTGGTCCTAATAAGAAAACTCCTCCAATCTTTATCGTACTTGACGTATCAGGTCAAGAAGATTCAGGTATCCGTGAGGTGAAATTGTCTACTCGTCCTAACATGTACTATCAGTACATCCCAGGTTCAGTAGGATTCGGAAGCCAACAAACTGTAATTGCAAATAAGGATCCTTATAGCACTTACATTATGAAGGATTTTGCAGGTATCTTCTTGGAAGATCCAACTAGAACTGTAATCATTAAAGAATACCCACGCTTGTAATCTAAGCGGTCTTTGACGGGGGAGCCTTAAAACTCCCCCTTTAAAGATATAAGATTAACTAAAACAAACCAACCAAAAAAATGAAAGGCCAACAAATTGCACGCGGTACGAAAATTATTAAACCTTACCGCAAAGAACCTGCTAACGAAAGAAGTTTAGAAGGATCACTGTACAGGGAGGGATTTAATTTCATCCCAGGTACATCAAAAAAATTTTACCCTCGTGTTGACTCACGTGGAGTAATAAGAACAGGACTTGATGAGAACGCAATGAAGTTGCGTGCGATTGAAGACCCTGAAGTGAGAGAACAAGAAATTCAACGGATTAAGTTTTTGAAGACTTACTACGAATCTATCCTAGATGAATCTCTTGATCCCACAAGTACGTTCTATGACGAAATAAAAGACAATGGTTTTACCTTAGAAGATGGTGACAATGTTTTTAACCTAGAGAATCCTAGAGATGCTGTTAACTTCTTTTGGTTAATGGAAACTGATATGGTTGCTCGTAATATTGAAGACATTGAAACTGGAAAGTCTGACGGCTCTATTGTACGTTTCTATGTACATGATGGAGAAGTTGAATCTAAGAGTGCTTTTGAACGCAAAAAGAAAATTAACAGTGCGATTGCTGCATTAGATAAAATGACAGCAGTTAAACGTAAGAAAGTTCAAAAGTTGCTTGGCTTAGGATTACCAGGAGATGCAAGCGAGGAGGAAATCTACAATGCTCTTGATGAATATTTGAGAATTCCTGCAACAGCACTTGAACAGGACCCAATTGCTGCGTTTACGAAAATCACCAATTACAGTGAAGAGATTTTGGCAATCAAAACTCTTATCCGTGATTTGATTGACTACAACGTAGTTAGAGTTAAAGGTTCTATTGTATATGAAGGAGAGCATGTGTGGGCTAAATCAATTGAAGAACTTGAGTTGATTTTAGCTGACCCTAAGAACTCTGATGTGTACGATGCCTTTAAAGATAAAGTAAAAAATAAAATGAAGTTAACCGTATTGTAAGATGATACCAGTAGAAGAGTTGATATACGAGTTTAAGTTAAACTTAAATAAAATGGATCGCCAAGATAACGTGCAGATTCCATTGGAAGATATTTTGGTTTTCTTGAACCAGGGGCAACTCTCATGGATTAAATCTAAGATAGGAGAAAACAACATTTTTAGAGACGGGTACGAGGGAACTAGAAAGAGGATTGACGATCTTCAAACTTTGAAAGTCGATGATGCTTCTTTACCATTAATTAAAACAACAGACGTTCTTCACAAAGGCTATAAAGCTGATTTAAAAACTCTTCCTGACTACATGATGTACGTAATGTCTCATGCAGGAGCTAGGAAGGGAGAATGCAAAACAGGTTTATCAGTAGATTTGATAAGACAAAACGATCTGTCGACACTATACTTTGATGCAAACTTTAGCCCCTCCTTTGAATGGAGAAACACATTTGCAACAATAGGCCAAGATAACATCACGGTATATACTGACGACACGTTTGAACTTGAAAATCTTTACTTGACTTATCTAAGGTATCCAAAGCTAATCGATTCAGAAGGCTACATCAAACTAGATGGAATGGATTCTAGTAAGCAAGACTGTGAACTGCCGTACTACGCTAAACCAGACATCCTGAATTTAGCTAGTAAATTTGCTGCGCAATCATTAGACAATCAAGCTCAAGCAGTTTTTGCAGAGGACAGAAGTGTTAAAAACTCAGAATAAACTAAAAATATAAAAAAATGAACTACGATTTCACCCAAGTATTTGTTCCTACTAACAAATACACTACAACTGGAAACGGATTCGACCAATTAGGTGCTCGTATCCTTGGCGTTTTTACTCCTACTTATGTGTCAGGTACTGACCAATTAGCAGGATGGCAATCAGTAAACTATACTGCTGGTGCTCCTACTCCATCTGCAACTCAACCTTTTAAAGAGGTTATCGTTGCTATGGGTACCTCAGCAGTTGGTGTTGCTTCTAAATTTGGTAGCTTTAAGTCTCCTACTATCCGTAAAGGTAAAGTAACTCAAGTGTCTTATGTAGCTGCAGAAAATCCTTCTGTAACTAGACAGCAAATTACTTACGTAGGTTTTGATGAAGTTAACGACTTTAAATCACCTACTTTTGCTTGTGACGAAGAGTATGTTTTAACTTTGAAGATTGACGAATATTGGTCTAAAGGTGTATACCAACCAATGATTCAAGAATCAGTTTCAGTTAAAACTGTTAAATGTACCGAGTGCGGTGGTGGTTGTGATGCTTTAAACTGCTACGACTATATCCAAGAGTTAGTTAGAAAAGTAAATGCTAACCCTTTGTTGAGTAAGTATGTAACTGCAACTCATGTATTTAAAGGTAGTGCTCCTACTTTCAAATACACTTTGACTGTTCCTGATACTTTTGCTTCGGGTGCTGCTGCAACTTACATTAGTTCTACTTTGCAACCTTACTACCCATCAGGTACTTACGGTACTATCACCGTGACTGCTGATGCTGACGGTGCTGATGATGCAAACACTACTGGTAACACCATGTTCGAGATTGCAACTCCTTTGATTGCAAACGTAAACGACATGCCTACTTTCAACGGTATTGCGTGGGAAAGACAGTTAGTAACTGCTAGTTCAGTAACTGCTTGTGGTATCAAATTGGAAGGTAAAGCTTTGGACGCTTTTGGAAACGCTTGTGTTCCTGATGCAGTTCCTTATGTATTCAACTTGGTTCGTTTCAACGTACTAGTAGCTAAAGCACCGTTTACTACTCAAGACTTTGATATCGAAGATATTATTGGTCCTTGGGCTGTAACTAAAACTCAAGACATTAAGTACCCAATTGGTGTGGGTAGTGCAATGGCTGAGTTGGAGCGTCATTTCTTCCGTAACAACTTGCCTAACGTGGCTGAGTCTGTTTACTACTGGAATCCTATCTACAACGAGGATGTAAACCAATATTTGTATGTGAACAGTACTTTGTTATACAACGTACTTTCTATCAAATTCTTGGATGACTCTCCAGTAGGATTTGAGAAGAAATCAATCAATAGTCATGAGTTGTTGATTATGGTAGATACTGCTAACGAAACTGCAAACACCGTTATTAGTAGTGCTAACATTGCAGCGTTCTTCAACTACTTCCAGATCTAATCTGAGTAAAGAATAACGAATAGGGGGAGTAACCCTCCCCCTTTTTAATCAACAAAAAATAAATAAAAACACTCATGGGAAAAGATTTAATTTTAAAAACAGGTACGTACTATGAAACTGTCACTAATAAAGATACTATTGGTGGTAAAGTTCCTGGTGCGTCTCTTGAGAAGTTCGTTGTTAACTTGCTTAAGACTCCTACATGCTGTGCTAAGTTTGTAACCCTTACTAAAGGAATTGTAACTCAAGCATCTAGCATAACTACAGCTGTTACTTTAAACCAACCAGCAGGTGATGTTGTTACTGTAAGTTTAACTACAGCACTATCAACTACCGCAGGTCAGTTTACAGTAAACAATATCTTTGTTAAAGCAGATTCTGTTGTTCTTGCTAACATTTTAGACTATACAGGAAGTACTGGTTTTCCAGCAATTCTTGTAGATGATGTTGTTGCAGGTTCATTTAAGATTACTGTTCGTAACATTGATACAGCAGCTGCTCTTAACGGAATCGTAACTATTGGATTCGCAATAATGTAATTAACAGGGGAGAGAAATCTCCCCTTTTATACTAAAACCACATGGCTAACTTACAAAGAAATATAGAAGTTTTAAAAGCTAAGGATTGTGCTTATATGTCAATCCTAGATACCTCATACTATCCTGAAACTTTAGATGAGGCAAACATTCAAATTAGTGCCCCTGGCTACGACATACCCTTTGAGTTTCCCTTCATATTAAATGAAGTGAATGTATTTAACTCATATTCATTTGGGCTAACTACCAGTGAGACTGCCGATTTTGTAGAATTGCCCGATGGTTTGTACACTTTAAATCTAACTACTTGTCCTGATACAGGTGTGTGCACAAGACATCACTTAAGAACTTGTAGAATAGATTGCAGACTAGCTTTACAATGGGCTAAATATGCGCAGGACTGTGAAGATGAAAAGATTCTTTACTACCTAGATAAAATCGAGTTTTTGCTAAGGGGAGCAGAAGCTAATGCTGACTTATGTAACCCCGAAAAAGCAATTGAACTTTATAGAAAAGCCGATGACTTACTCAGAAGATTTGAACTTGACTGTTAAAGAAAAGTTAGCAAAAGCCGCTATAAAAGAGATGCAACATATTAAGTATCTCACAAAGCCCTATTATAAAAAGTCAAGAAAGTATATGCGTTTTTTAAAATTAGCTCATTGCTTAGATTGTACGGATACCCTCAACCTTAAAATTAAACTATAACCAATGACAAATAAAGCACATAAACCTTGCTGTGAGCCTAACAACTGTGGGGAGATTATTCCTTCTAAGTGTGTTAAGTATACAGGCACTCCAACTGACGGAGGCCCAATAGATACAGAGTTTACCTGTACTCCGTACTTAAACGATGTTATCCACTTATTCGATGATAATCTTAAAGATATTGTTGCAAAAATCGGTATTAACAAAACTGCGCTTGATAACGCTAACGCATCTTGCGGTCTTAATTTGGTTAATACTGCTTCTCTTAGTACATACGAAGTCAATGATAATCGCTATGTTCAGAGTGAAGTAGTAATACAATTGTTAAATGTAGTTTGTGCATTACAGAAACAAGTAAATTACTTGAAGAATGAAAACACAAATACAGACTCTGGTAATGTATTCTGGATGGATTTGCCACTAGATCAAGATTTTAAAACTTGGTTAACTGTAAATGGCCAATGTATTTTGACTGAACCTTGTGTACCTGCTGGAGGCATTACTACTTTACGTGGTTTATTGCAAGCTATGATAACTAAAATTTGTTCTTGTTGCCCATAATTAATTTAAACTATAATGAGTACTTGTCTTGATTGCTACGGAGTTAATAACATAGAGCCTTGTGCTGAAGTAGGATGCATTTCCACGAATTTTGGAAAATGCGTTACTTACTCAGGAGCAAGTCTATTTTGTTCTTTAGGTCCCATTAACACCTTTACCTATTCAGGTACAGCTGTTGCTATAGTTTCTGAAGTCACCGTAGTAGTTAGTGCTACAGGAGGCTCAGGTACAGGAGCTACGTTTAGTGTAACGCGTGGTCCTTCGTCTACATCATACACTATTATTGTTGTAAATAGAGGTAGTGGATATGCAGTAGGAGATACTTTAACTATTGCTGGTACAGCAGTAGGAGGAACTTCTCCTGCAAACAATATTGCAATTAGCGTAACTACACTGTCTGCTATTATTGACAGTACTTACTCGGTAGATGCTGCAATTAAAAACTTACATGATCGTATTTGTAACTTAACTCCAACTGGACTTTTGTATAGTGGATTTAACTACGCATGTCTTCGTCAAGGAGGTAATTTAGAGTCTGTAGGTGCGTCTATTACAACTGCACAAGGATTTGCAGAAAGTGCTTCTGCAGCTATGTGTGCTTTAAACACTCGTTTAAAGACTGTAGAGACTCCTACATTTACCGTACCTTCTTGTGTAACTGGATTGACTTCTGGTGTATCTACCTTAGGTGCAATATTAACTGAGTACGGAAGTAAACTTTGTGCCATTGCAAGTGGTACAGGAGGAATTACAATTACAGGAGTTACAGTTCCTGGGTCTTGTACTATGACTGCTCAACCTTCCTCTAGTGCTTCTATTGGTACTTGGTTTGATTGGGTAGTAGATAACTTCTGTTCTATAACAACTGCACTTAATGGATCTCTTACTACTACGAACACTAACATAAGTACTATTAGTACTTTCTTAGGAAGTACAACTCGTTTTAATAACAGTGCAAACTGTTTAACTGCTTTAGGAGGTACCGCTACTGATTCTGTTCACGCAACTATTGGATATCTTACTACCAAATTATGTTCTGTTGACACCACTGTAAATGCTATTCCTTCTTACATTAAGACCGATAGTGTTTCTCTGAATTGGGTAGGTTGTTTTGGTTCAGCTCCTTATAGTTTTTCTAACACAGCTACAAGCATTCAAACTCAGCTGCAAAGGATAGTAACTGTACTTAATGCAGAAAAAACTTCTTACTCTGCAGACTTTACGGTAAGTACTGCAGCTTGTGGATCTAAGGTAGTTGCGTTGGCTCCAAGTGCTGCGTTTTCTTGTAGTTCTTTAGCTTCTTGCTCTATAGATTCTTTAGGTGATGTGATAATCACAACTCCTTCAGATCCTCATGTTTTGTACTACAATGGTACTAACTGGGTAAATAAAAACATTAATGCCTTAGTTACTTTAAGTAGTGCCGATAGTTCTGTAACAATAACACCAAGTACAACTTCAGGTAATGTAAACTTTGATTTAAGTGTAGCAGCTAATACACCTAGTAGAGTCACTTTAACTCCTTTGTCTATTATTGGTGCTAACAATACTTTTAATCCTCTCTATCCTGCTTTACCTGGCTCTGGATATCCAGTTGCTACTAAACAGGGAATTTTAGTAAGTATTCAAGGTAGTGTCGAGCTAGTGTCAACTGGAAGTTTTTCTTTAACTAATGGAGTTCAAATACCTTTAGCTACATTACCTGCAGGTTATAGACCCCCTGCTGGTACTTTGAGTTTTTTGGTAACAATATTTAGTAAAAAAACTGCACCATACCAAGACCCTGATTCTGCTCCTATTATTGGTAGAATTACAATTGATACTGGTGGAACTGTTATACTTATACCATATCCTATATTCCCTCCAGCAAGTAGTTTATTTACTGCTTCTATGAGAGCAGAGATTGACCTTTCACAGATTCAGTACTCTGTGATGTTATAAGACCTTGACAGTTACTTGGGTTGGTTGTCTGTCAAAACCCCAACAAGAGCCTAGGCAACTAGGCTCTTTTGGTTTAACTAAAAGTAATTGACAATAGTAATAGTTTAAATTATATTTGTATAAAAGTAACTTAAAGTAATCCATGACCATATCAGATGTAATATCCAGAATTAGAGTTTCTAATAAATTTATTAGCGATGATGATTTCATGTCTGATAGATTTATTTATAATACCTTAAAAACTAAGGCCAGTGCGCTTCTTCGCAGGGAAATTAATCTTCGTAAGTTATTAAATTCAGACAATGTATATAGTGCTTATGAGTGCGTTGAGCTAATATTAGCTCCTGGTGCTGAGTGTGATTTGAACTGTGACATTAGAAGAACGAAGAAAAAATTACCGAAAATAGAAGAAGGATTGTATTCTTATTTTATTCAAGGGGTATTTAATACGTCTAATTCAGAAGAAATTTTTCCCACCACAATTAGGGATTTTATTAACCACACAAGATTAAGAGTAAAGACTAATCGTTCCTACTATACTATTAGGAATGGTTATCTTTATGTATTAAATCCCGACGTTGAGGTAGTTAATATGTATGCCTACTTCACAGAACCTATAAGTGCAAGCCCTTGCATGAGTATGTACGAACAAGAGTTTAAGTTTCCAGAATATCTTTTAGATAATCTGTTTGAAATGACTAACCAAAGTTTAATTAACTTCCACAAACTTCCTAACGAACCATTCAGCGACAACAAAGATGATGCAATCTAAATCAAGGGTTAATCTAAAATCAGATGTTAATCCATCTTCTAAAACAGCTTATACTAAGTTTGTTAAGGAGACTGGTCGTACTGATATTTCCTATGAGGCATTTAGAAGCATTATCTTAAAAGTCAATGAGAAGGTACTTGAGAAAGTTATTACAGGTAGATATAAAGTAAGGTTTCCTAAACTAGGACTGTTATCTTTAATTAGAGTAACCCCCACTAAACTCTTTAAAAAGATTGATTGGGGGAGATATCGCAAAGATGGGGTTTATACTACTTTTAAAAATTATCACACAGAAGGAATGATGTACCGAATATTCTTCTATCTGTACGAAAGAAAGTATCCTTACTTTGGATTCTATAATTTTAAGTTAAGTAAACCTAATCAAGTAATGTTAGGACAAAAAATTAAAAACAATGAAATACGATAACATAGAGTATATAACCTCAGAACCTTTAATTGCTGAAGTAAAACAAGAGTTAAAGACTTACTTTGAAGCAGGTGCTGTTAGTGAAGTACTTATTCCTTCGTTTATAGACCAAGCTTTACGTAAATTAAAAGTATTAGCTCTTAGACCAGAAGAAGCTGTAATTAGATTTGAGAATTATAAGTCGGAAATGCCTTATGATTTTTACTTGCTTGATTACGCAATCATGTATTCTTCTGAGGTTTTTTGGAATAATGGAGTTACTTCAATGCAGGGTTATTGGTATAAGAGTGTTCAAGGAGATCCTTGTGTTACTAGTAATAACATGGAGATTTATGAAACTTTAAGTATACCTACTCCAGGTTTTCGTATTTCAATGAAAGAACCGAAATGGATTCGCGTTTATACAGACTCTACGTCTCTTTGTACTGAGAATTGCCCTAACCTTAAATCAAGCAGTACAGATATCATCAAGATAAACCAACACAAAAAAGTAAGTGCTAGTTTTCAAGAAGGCTGCGTATATGTTAAATACTTTTCTAGACCTGTAGATGATTACGGTATTCCTATGATTCCTGAAGTAGAAGAAGTAGAAGAATATATAAAGTCTTACTTAAAGTACAAATTTTTTGAACAAATGTGGCACTCTGTAATGGATGAGTCGTCTAAGCAGGTAGGAGAAAAGTTAATGTACTACAAGAGAGAACAGTTAGAAAAACTACAAGCAGCGTTTAACTATTTGATGACTAAATCAAAGCAACAAATGGCAGATGCTATTGTACGTACTCGTAAACGTTTTGTTAAATTCCATATTAAATAATCATGGAGATTAAAGGTAATCAAAATACCAAAGGGTTAAACCTAGATTCTATAAACTGGCAAGTAGATGGTAGTCAGTTGACTTGGGCGTTAAATGCAAACATAATGTCCCATGACGGTAATACGTTTACCTATACTAACGAAATGTCCAATCAAATCTGCGTCGATTTTAGTACTATTAAAAACGGATACCGCATAGTTGGACTATTAAATATTATTGAGCAGAACAAAGTAGTTGTATTCTTATTAGGCCCCGACGGTAAAGGAGAAATTGGTGTAATTACTAACAATGGGGAAGATTGCATTGAATTAGATTCTGTAGAAACAGACTGCGGTTGTGTTGGAGGTAAAGTAATTAAAGATATAGTAGTTAAAGCAACCACTACTATAACATCAAACTCTACAAATTGTTTTTATGGTCGTGTAGAAAAAAGAATTGATGATGGTACAGGAAACATGATTGAAAACTATACGTTTCGTTATGTAGATTGTAATGGCAATAGACTGACTGTTAATACAAGTAGTGTTGAATTTAAAACTCGTAGGCAGTGGTATATAGACCTAGGATTTCCTAACTACATAGAAACAAATGGATTAGATGATTTAATCCACGTAGTATGTTACAATCCTGGTGAAACTAGTGATTGGTTAAATGAATTAGGTGGAGGTAATAATCCTCTTAGTTTTTTACAACATCCTGATCCTACAGTTAATGATACTTTTCCTTGTTCTAGTTTAGTTGTAGAAAAGACATGTTGTACATATGAACCTGTTCTTATTGATGAGTGTTGTCAGGATTGTTGTCAAGATTGTTATACAGTAGTTCTTGAAACAATTAATCCTACAATTCCTCCAGGCGGTTCTACTGGTCAAGTTGTAATTGAGTATACAGATTGTAACGGGATAGTTAGAGGTATTGAAACTCCTGAAAATACTTTTGAGGGATATGGATCTTTTAACATGGTTAAGGATTCTTGGAGAATTATTAGCAAAGGAAAACCAGGAGTTGATGTTAAAGTTTATTCAGAAAATTTATTTTCTACAGGAAATTGTAACCCTTGTTTAAACCCTGCTCCTGAAAATTGTTGTCTTAATTTTGATATTGAGAATCCAATCTTTGCTACGTACCGAGTAGATCAGTGTGAAACTAGAGTATACTTTGTAGATAGAAAGAATGCTCCAAGATATCTTTCTTTAGAGTTTCCTTTAAACAGAGATGCGTGTGGAGAGGCTCAGGACTGTGATGGCAAAAAACTTGTAACTAAAAAGAGTTGCAAGGAACTTAACATATTTCCTGATACTTGTCACCCAAAGATTAGTCCTATAAGAGTTTCTAACGGAGGCCAACTTAAAGCAGGAACTTACCAATTTGCTATCGCGTACACAGATGAAGAGGGAGCAGAGTTAACCGATTACTTTGACTTTAGCCAACCTATTCCAATTTTTGAGAAGAAGCTTACAAATCTTACAGACTATGTAACCAACAATGCAATCACCGTACAGATTGATCATAAGGTTAATATTTTTGAATTTTTTAACTTAATTGTAGCTGAAACTATTCAAGGAGTTACCACTAACTATTACTTAATAGGAACTTATCGAGTACAGCAGCAGTTTTTAAAAGATGTAATAGTCTACACAGGTGAGTATAAATCTACGTTTAGTTCTATTTCTCCTTTAGTAAGAACTCCTTATTATAATACTGCAGGTATAGTCGAGAATCAAAACGACATTTTAATGTTGGCAGATCTTGAAAAAGAATACCAGTATAATTTTCAACCCCTAGCTAATAAACTTAAGTTACAGTGGGAAACCGTAAAAATGCCTTATGGAGATAAGTGGGACTATAGCAATCCAGAAATTGCTTATATGTTCCGTACTTACCAACGTGATGAAGTATATGCCTTTGGTATTAAGTTTAAACTAAAGTCAGGTAAATACACTGAAGTATTTCATATTCCAGGAAGAGCTAAACTTCCAGCATTAGGAGATATTGATTCTATAACTTCAGCTAATACAGATTACTTTATTGAAGAAGGTGATTGTTTAGATCCTTTGCTTCCAAAAGAAAGATGGAAAGTTTATAATACAGCAGGATTAGGACAAACCGTTATACCAAACGAACCTAGTGAATTAGAAAAACAATTCTCTTGTGCTATTTTTAATGATAAACGTGGAGAGTTTGCTTACTGGGAATCTACTGAGCTATATCCATGTAATGAGGATATTTGGGACACAGACGCTTGGGGCAACAAACTAGCTGGAAGCCCAATTAGATTTCATAAATTTCCTGATTCTTTAGTTAATCATATTCATGATGGGTTATACTCTCAAGGAAATGTCTATCCTAAGTTTGACCAACAAAGTCATATTTACCCAATCGGAGTTAGAATAGATGCAGATACGTTTAACAATCTTATCAATACTTTAGAGATTGCTAATCCAGCTGACCCTGATAAACCTTTGTATGCAAAAGATTTTATTTGTGGCTTTGAGTTAGTTTATGCTAGCAGAGTAGGACACAAATCAGTTGTTGCCAAGGGATTGCTTTACGATGTCGGTTTATATAAAACAAACGATGGTACTAAAGAATACCACTATCCAAATTATCCATTCAATGATATTAACTGGAGAGGTTCAGGAGTTGATGTAGATCCCTATCTTAAAACAGATAGCGAGTGGTACAATAAAGCTATGAGTATAAATAGTAACAACTTTATACATCACGGTTTTGTTGATAATAATATCATTACCTACAAACACAAAAGATTTACTTTTCATTCCCCCGATACGCACTTTTCCTACCCTAGAATAGGTAGCGAACTTAAAATAGAAACACTTGAAATTGGTCGCGTATTAGGGCACTTCGTAGAAGTAGAAGAACACAGTTCTTTAAAACTCTATACAGATAAAGTTAATTTAATTTCGGGATTAATTTCTGTGTTAATGGGAATGAGTGGTTCGGGTTTAGACACTTCAAACTTTTTTCAAGACAAGGAAATGTTTGCTTTGCTTATTGAAAGATTTACTCCAAAAGTAAATTTTGCATGGCAATACAATGGAATGGCTAAGTATAATGGATACTTAACTATTCCTAACTCAGGAAACAAAAGAAGAAGTATTAGGTTTGGTAATTATGCTCCTAGTGAAATTTTAAATTTTGGACAAGGAGAGAAACCTTTCCATAATAGATTCAGAGAGTCTAGTGTTTACTTATCCTTAGATAACGATTTTGCTCATCACCATCCCTCAGTTATAGACAACTCTAGGTACAAGGCAAGTAATCACAGTCATTCTAATAGAACTGATATAGACGATAGTAAAACAACTAGAGCCTACTATGGGGCTATAAAAAACCTAAGACCAAATCAGTATGGACCTATAAGCAACCTAAGGTATTTGTCTACTGGCTATTCTATAGATATCAGAATTAATCCTAATAATGGTTTAGGAGAAATGATTGAAACTTACTACCCTGCTTTTGGGGGAGATACTTTTATCAATGCTTTTGCTCTTAAACGTAAGCATGCTTTCTTCCGTCAAAATCTAGCAGGTAAGCCAGACGATATTCCTTTCAACTATTACTTGTTTCCTAACTTAGGTTATCCTGCATACTTCTACGGATATCAACAAAAGGTACAAGACATTGAAGCAACTTTAAAGGCAGAACTTCTTCAAATTACTGTTTGGATAAGTGCTGCTGTACTTGCAGGAGCAATTCTTGCATATTTTGGAAGTGGTGATTTTGGATATGAATCTGCTTTAGAATTAGCTACAGCTGCTGCTAAAATCTCGTTGTTAGATACTATTAATGATTTGCTAGGAGGATTAACTCCTTATTTATTCCTTGATGATGATGTAACTGGAGATACATTCTTTTACTTTAAAGGGAAGATTTATTTATTCTCTTATGGTATTCCTATCTTCTTTGTTGAGTCAGATGTAAACGTAGATTTTCGTCATGGCCGTAATGATCGTGAAGAGAATTTTTATGGTGCCAAAGAACTTGGAGAAGTTCCTGACCAGTGGCTACAAGAAGTAAACGTACCAATTAAGTTTGATAACTTCTATCATTACAATCCTACATACTCTGTACAAAATATAATTAATCCTAACTTCCCATATAACGAGGTTTATCCTGAGTTGTATTGTGAAACTGATTTATATAACAGAGTAATTTATTCTGATCCAGCAGGACGTTATGGTAAAGAAGACCCTTGGTTAAACTTTAGAAGAGGTAATTTCTATGACTTTCCTAAAACTACAGGTAAACTAATTGCACTTAACGGTGTTGAGAATGGTAAAGTATATGCTCGTTTTGAGAACAACACTAAGGTATACAATGCTATTATCACACTAGACAGTAACAATCCTATTGCTATGGAAATAGGAAATGCTAGTATGTTTAATCAAAAGCCTATTGAGATGTCTACAGCAGACATTGGATATCTTGGTACACAGCATAAAGCATTTGTTAAAACTACACACGGAGGATTTTGGGTAGATGCACGTAGAGGACACGTGTACCAAGTAACTAGTGGAGGTATAGATGAAATTTCTCTAAGAGGATCTATGCAATGGTTTAAAGAAAATCTACCATTTAAGATTCTTAAAGACTTTCCTAACTTTCCTGTAGACAATACATTTAAAGGAATTGGTATTTCTTTAGGTTGGGATGAACGTTTCCATAGACTGCTTTTAACTAAACTAGATTATAGATTAAAAGAACAATACAGAGGTTCTGTTACCTATGAGAATAAAAAGCTCTACTATAACGATACTGAAATTCAGTTTGGGGACTTAACTTATTTTGAGAACCACTCGTTTACTCTTTCTTATAGTGTATTGTTGAAAGCATGGATTTCATTCCACTCTTTCTTACCTAGTGCCTATCTTGGATTTATAGACCATTTCCAAACAGCTACACCTACAGGGACATGGAATCATAACTTGTCTCCATTAACTTATCAGACTTATTATGGTCGTTTCTATCCTTATATTCTTGAGTATACTGTAAATACTTCTCCTAGTACAAGTACAGTTAATGCTGTTACTTATCATCAGGACATTCACAAGTATTATAACAGGAATGATTATTATTCTTTAGGCTCGTACAACGATAAGAATACACCAAACTTTACTAAAGCAATTATATACAACAAAGAACAAACTTCAGGATTAGTTAATTTGATTCCTCAATTACCTAATGATGCTCGTCAAAAATTGTTGTATCCTAGAATAAGTAGATTTGGTACTGAGGTTTTAGTAACTAAACGGGACTTAAAAAATACCTTTAATGGATTTTGGGATGCTACTAACAACAAAGAAAACTTCCAAACTTTGTTCAGTACAAAGTGGGAAGACATTAGTTCTCAATATCCAATAGACAAAGTAATTAATCCTAAGTCAGTAATTACAACTACTAGACTTACTGGAAAACAAAAACTTCGTTCTACTTTTTGTAAGGTAAGATTAATTCAAGATAAGTTTAATCGATACAAATTCATTAATAACTTACAAATGACACAAACCACTAACTCAATAATATGACACCAGAAGTAATCAGCTCTATAAAACCAGAAGTGTATTTAGGGCAGTTTTTCCAATCAAGAGATATCATTCATCTTGCACACTTACAAACAACTTCTTATGCTGAGCATAAGGCTTTAAATGGCTATTACGACGGTCTACTAGATTTGTTAGATAGCATGCTTGAGTCTTACTTCGGATGCATTGGAAAAAGAGTAAACATTAAAATACCTGCATCAGATTATATCAATGCTGAAACACACCTTAAACAGTTCAAAGAGTATGTTAAAAAACATAGAAATGTTTTAGGTTTAGATCGCACAGATATCCAAAATATTTTAGATGAAATAATCGCTTTGATTAATAAGACATTATATTTGCTTACCTTAAGTTAATCTTTAGTTTGCGATGAATAATTCTAGTTTACAAGAAATGTACTATGCCAAAAAAGGCATGAAGATGAAGAAGGGCGGTAAGTGGATCCAAAAAGCTATTAAAAAACCAGGATCATTTACAGCTCAAGCAAAAAAAGCAGGAATGTCTACATCGGCATTTCGCGATAAAGTATTGTCTAACAAAGAAAAGTTTTCATCAACTACAGTTAAAAGAGCTAACCTTGCTAAGACACTCTCCAAAATGAAGAAGTAATGAAGTCTAGTTTATTTGAACACTACAAAAAGAAGTATGCTTCTGGAGGTAAAAAAGTTCCTGTGCGTAAAACTGGTATGTGGTATCAAGATGGAGACGTAGTAGTTCCTTCTAATGAGATAACTATGAAAGGACCCGAAGGAGAGAAAGATTACTTTGACTCTCCTATTATGGGTATTGGTTTGCAATCAGGACAAAGCCAAGTAATGCTGCCAGGAGAGGATTATTTTTTCTCTGAAGACGAAGCCGTTTTAGAAAAGAAAATGCAAATGGGAGCTAAAGCTAAACCTAGCCAAATGACCCCAGAACAACAAGCTAGGTTTAACGCTTACATGGCAGAGAATTCAAATTCAACAATACAAACTCCAGAATGGTTGAATTTATCTTCAGGAGCCACTCGTTTTGCACGAAGATTTAATAACATGGAAACTGAGGAATTAAGTAGAATGCCTGGCGATATTTCAAAAGATGTAAAAAGTGCATTTGAAAGAGGACTTGATTATTCACTTGAGGGTGATCTTGGTAGTTTAGGTAGAGTTAGTACCGAAGGGAATTACAATCCTTTTGGAACAAATAGTTTAGAGAGCCTTTACTCAGGACTTACTTATCAAAATAATTCTCCAAATTTAGGAATACGATTAAGTCCACAAGAACAAGAAATAACTCTGAAAGGAAAAGGAAACCAACTAAAGTTAAAAAGAAACGTTACCGACGAGGAAACAATTAATGAATTAGCATTTTCTTTAAGTCCTATAGGTCAAGCTTTGAATGTTTATGGTAGAGGAACCTTTGAAGGATTAGGAGACCTTCCTGGTATAAATAGAAAAAAACCATACTCATTAGAAGGAATAAACCCTGAGTATAATATTCAAGCAGGAGTTCGTGGTGAAGTTGGACCTGTTAATTATAATGTAAGAGGAAACTACAATCCAGAAACAGGATATCGTTATAATGCAGATGCAGAGTTATCCTTACTTAAAAATCGTTTAAATCTTAGAGGTGATGTTTCAGGCAGTAAAGAAGCTGGTCTGCAATCCTTATCAGCAGAGGCAACAGCAAGACTTGCAAAAGGTCTTAGTGTGAAAGCAGGATACAGCAAGTCTAAAGATCAACCAGGTTCCTATAATGTAGGCTTTAGTTATAATAAAGCTTTTCAAGGAGGAGGAATGTCAATTCCAGGAGTTAACGGAACTGTAGTTAGTTCTATGCCTAGTACTATCAGAGACGCTTATAAAAAGAAAAAGAAAAAATGAAAAAAGAAATGATAAAACGTAAGGATGGCTCTTACTCACAACGAGGTCTTTGGGACAACATTCGGGCCAATCGAGGTAGCGGTAAAAAACCTACTGCTGAAATGCTTAAACAAGAAAAAAAGATTAAATCAAACATGGCTGATGGAGGAGTAAACAATCCAGGTTTTAGGGCATTACCTAGTTACGTACAAGCAAAGATTCGGTCTAACATGCAGATGGGGGGAATGTCAGGATCTCCTGTAGTAGATATGATTAATCAATCTGCTCAACCTGCAATGATGCAAGTAGGAGGTATGATGCCTCAAAGTTCTGCTGGACAGTCCGTACTTCAGGAAGCTATGACAATGAGTACAATGCAGTCAGGAGGTGAGTACAATAGAATGTTTAATCGAACAAATAGAAAAGATGCTCCGATTGTTTTAAATCCTAAAAATAAAAATCAGTTCTATTTAAATAAACAAATGGATACAGATTTATCTTATAGGTTACATCAACAAATGTTAAACCAAGATTTAGGTAAACCTTATATAGATGAGCTTGGAAATGAAGTAGGAAATACACGTAGTGAAATGGACAGTAGAGTAGAGGAAGCATATAGAATTAGCAATCTTAGAAACAGTCTTAACGAGAAAAAGAAAATGCAGTCAGGTGGTAAAATGCCAGCTGATATAGCACGTGCTCGTTTCATGGCTGCTGCTAAAGGTAACGTAGGTCAAGCTAAAGAAACTGCATCTAGGTATGGTTATAAAATGCAAAATGGAGCTGTAAGGTTTAATCCTGTTCAAATGGACTCTAGCAAACCTGGTTTTAATTTTGCACAAGCATCTGCAGCTAGTGTACGTCAGCAACCAACTCCAGCTAAAGCAGCTCCTAAATATATTCCCCCTACAGTAGATAACCGTTCTTATGGTGATAACACTAGAGTACAATCTAATGTAGTAGACAGAAAAACAATTGCTAAAAACCAAGCTATGATTGCTAAAAGTAAAACTGCTGCGGGTCAAGCTGAGTTACGAGCTACCAAAGCAAGAGTTACTGAGAGTATGGCTAAACAAGCCGAAGCTAAAATTGAGGCAGAAAAACAAAGACAAATCAAAAGTTCCAATGCAGATATTATGGGAGGTCTAGGAGATGATGCTAAGATATCTGACTACGTAGGTGCTTTTAATAAATCAGATGCAAGAGCATCTGAACTTGATGCAATGTATAATCTAGATAAAACCCAAACAGGTTCTAGAATTCGTACAGGTTATGATACCGATACTTACGATGCAAGTAAGTTAACTAAAGAACAAGTTGATGCTAACTATGCCAATTCAGGAAATCGTCTTGGTTTGTTTAGTACTCGTTCTCCTTTGGTTACAGCAGGATTAGCTTCACCTACAAGCAAATCTTTTGTAGATAGTTACATGAATCCCTTGGTTTATGCCGAGACTATGGCAGCATCGGGTATGCGTGGTGTTGAAGAAGCTCAATCTACTGATGGAAATATTGGAGATGCTATGAAAGGTTTAGGTGCAGCTGGAATTTCTTTTGGGTTAGGTAAAGGAATTGGAAGTAAACTTCATGGTTTAGAACATGGTTTAACAGGAGCTACTAGTAAAGCAATCAGAAATAAAGCAATGCCTATGCTATTAAATGCTGAGAGTAATGCAGCACAACAAGCAATCTCAGGTACTGCTCGTGGTTTACAAGTAGGTTCTAATCAGGCTATTAAACAAGGTATTGGTGCTGGAGAGCATGCTATTGTACATAACGTAAGTCCTATGTATGGAACACCTGCTTATACTCCTCCACCTACTACTGCTTTTGGTAATGGTGGTTTGAAAGAAATGTACTACATGAAAAATGGAGGACAGTTTCCTAAACGATACAAGAAGATGGGATTCTCTGGTGTAGACAAACCAAAGAGAACTACTAGTGGCGGCAAAAGTCATGCCGTAGTAACTAAGGTTGATGGTAACTATAAGTTAATTCGTTTCGGACAGAAGGGAGTATCAGGTTCTCCAGATGGTTCTGCTCGTAACAAAGCATTTAAAGCACGTCACGCAAAGAATATAGCTAAAGGAAAATCTTCCGCTGCGTACTGGGCTAATAAAGTTAAGTGGTAATTATTGATTCATAATTAATAAGATGGCAACTAAAAGTAAAACTACATCAAGTTCTTCTCTGCATAAAGAAAAACCAAAGGTAAATCGTCCTGGCGTACACGCTAAGACTAAATCTTCTAAGTTAAAACAGAGCAAGAATTATCAGAAGGCGTACAGAGGTCAAGGTAAGTAAACTCTTGATTTTTATTGGTAATAGAGTATATTTGTACTTACACTTTTTAAGTTCAAGTATACTTAACTTATAAAGTTAATTAATATTTAAAGTTAATGAATACTGGAAAAAATAGAGTTAAGGGGTTAAAAACTGAGCTTTTTAAAAAGAAGTATCAGACTAATCCTGTAGTTTCAAATCCTACAGAAGAATTAAAAGGCCGAGATTTAACAGCAGTTGTAACAGACCTTACAGGAGATTTTGAGGCACGATTTGCTGCTGAGCAAGCATATAGAAAACAATTTCCTTTAAGATCTCCTGCTACTAGACAATATACTGAGAAAGAGATTGCTAAGATGAAGAAAAACTTCCCAATGTCTGCGGAAGATTTTCAAACAACTAATGCTTACGGCATCACAGGAATTCCTGATTTAACAGCAGGACAAGATGTTAATGATATTCGTACTCAAGATCAGATTCTTGGAGAAACAGAAGTTATTACCTCTACTCCTAACTCATTAAGAAATTTCCAGAATGATGAGTTTAATCAAGAAGTAAAGGCTGCTTCAGAACAAGCTTTAGGTAGTGTAGAAAAAAAACCTAGAACAGGTAAAAATCCTAATGCAGCAACTTGGCAAGATTATGTTCGTACAGGAACAGGATTAGTTTCTGCTGCTAAAGGTGTTTACGACGATGCTCAAACTAGAGAAGACTTAGCAGGACGTATTCAAAACTTAAATGACCGTCCTAGATACATGCCTAACGAATATGAGTTTATGGGAAGGCCAGGAAGTCAATCTGTAATTTATGCTAAGGATGGTGCAGAGATACGTACAGGAACTAGTTCAGGAGCAGAAGAAGCTGAGTTAGAACGTGGGGAAATGTTTATGCTCCCTAACCTCGACACGTACTTAGTAGGAGGTAAAAAACACTCACAAGGCGGAGAAGACTTTGTACTCCCTGAAGGCACTATTGTATTCTCAGACCATTTAAAAGTCCCAGGAGTAGGTAAGACTTTTTCTCAAGAAGCTAAAAAATACGACATAACTAAGTACAAAGAAACTCTTGATAACCCACATGCTAAAGCAGTAGATAGAACTACTGCAGAAGTTATGATGGATAGGAACATGAAAAAACTACAACAGTTATTTCAGATTCAACAAGCTATGAATGGAAACTCTAACGGAGAGTTCAAAGAGCAAGAAAAACGTGTCGGACAAACAGGACTACTTAATGAAAATTCTACACAGACACCTGCTTCTGTAGTTTTGACTCCAGAACAACAAAAACAATTTCAGAGGAATCAAGGGATGTTTAGTAATCCCAGTTATATGTACGAAAATAGAATGGCTAAAGATTTTCCTACACTTTACTCTAGTTGGAATGAAGAAAACTTAAGTGTTAAAGCAGACGAAGCCGAGGCTTTAACTAAACAGATACAAGAAAGAACTGTACAAGCAGAGAAAAATTTAGCTGCTTCTCAAGCTCCTAACCCAGCTGCTCCTCAAGGATTAGATGGACCAGGAAATTTAGGAGCAACTGCACAACCTGAGTTAAATACAGCAACTAATCAAAACAAGCAAGTTTTAGCTGACGAAACAGGAAATGTTTCTAAAACTAATGCTACTGATCCAACTTCAATTTATAGAAAAAAAGCACCTAACGGTAGAACCTTTTATGTAGAAGGACAAGGAGATTTTGCAAATAAGAAACTAGCAGATCAGTATGGCAATGATCCAACTAATCTATTAGTAAACAGATACAACGAGTTTTACGAAGAGTTAAATCCTTTGTTAATAGACTCGTATAACACTGAGGTAAATAGACCAGAGTTGCGAGTATCTGACGGTAACGAAGTAATTAGTTTATTATCTAATGGAAATAATGAATTAACTGCTTTACGTAATTTTTATAAAAGCATAAATAGAGAAGAAGAGTTGTTTGATGTTCAATTAGACAAAGGTTATGATCCTAATATTCAGAGACAAAAAGCAGCAGAGAAATATAAGACTTGGATAGAATCTACCCAATTTGCAGAAGACGTAGCGAAAGGAAAAATTAATCCCGATGGTATATTCTTTTTAAAGAACAAACCTGTTGCTTATAAAGACGCTCAAGGAAATACTAGATATAAAATTGAGAATCCAGAAGTAGACTTAGATGCTATAGAAAAGTATCAAAGTGCCTACAAAGGAATTGCATCTTTAAAGAAAGCAGAAAGTAAAAGAGGAAAAGACAAAGACAGACTTAGAGGATTTAGAGTTGCTCCTGAAGGTTTAGCAGACCAAGTTTTTTTGGGCATGCCTATATCTGATGACGATAGACGAGCTGGTAATACTCATTTAGGACAAGTTCTTGGGTTTGAAGACGAACCTTTACCTGAAAGAACTAAGCCAGGAGAAACTGTAGTTAAAGATAAGGATAAAGGAAAACAGTATAACACTAAATTGCAAGGAGCAGGTACAGGTAAGTTTGAACCTGAAGCTTTTGATTATCCTCAATTAGCTCCTGAGATTTATGGTATGGCATCAAGTCAAATGTTCCCTTATGCTATTCCTGATTATAATGCTCCTTATTTAATGCCTCAGACGTTGAATATTCAACCTCAACTTCAAGACATTGATAACTCTTATGTAGCTGCTCTTAATTCTGGAGCAGATCCTAACAATGCATTTATTGCTACTCTTGGGGCTAAGCAAAGAATTTATGCAGAGAAACAAAACTTTGATGCACAGCAAAGAGCATCTGCAGATCAAGTAAATAATCAAAACAGATTCCAAGAAGACATATACGATATGCAGGCTTTGGATAGAGTATACAATACCCTTATTGCATCTGCAGATGATGCGGTAACTGCACAACGTCAAGCTTTGATTGCGTCTGCTTCTCAGAAGAGAGCTGTGTGGAGACAAGAAGAAGCAAGAAAGCAGTTTTGGTATAACAACTTTGTTAGAAATTTTGATTATGATGCTAATACTAGGTCATTTAAAGTCAGTGACAATGCTTCTAAAGAGTTTGCAGATCAACTTGCTCAGTATGGATACAACGGTTTACCTGAAGTAGACAATGCAACTAAGACAACAAGTAATACAAGTAGTACAAAAACAACAACAAAGAACGAGCAGACAGGAACTAAAACTACTACAACTGAAAAAACAACTCCTGCCGCAACTACTACAACTACTTCTACTACGTCTAGCCCTGCTCCTGGTAGTACTACTTCAGTTACTAAAACTAACTCTACGACTACCAAAGCAACTGCAGCTAAAAAACCTGCAACTACGGCTAAGAAAAAAGCAACCACAACTACCACTCCTAAAAAATCAACTAAATAAGCTATGGCTATCGCAGCACAACATAATAGATTTGTTACTAATGAATACGTAAATGCATTACCTGCAGACGACTTTATTAAAGTCGCCATGAAAAAGCAGGAGATGTTTGATGAGGGACGTAAGCAAATTAAACAAAACCTAGATAACTATGGGAAACTTCGCAGCACTATAGTAAATGAGAATGCCCGAAATTATTTTGACCAAGAACTTAACAAACTTGTTAAGAATGTTCAAGAGAATGCAGGGTTAGATTTTTCTAACTTAAATAACGTAGAAGCTGTTATTAACTTAGGTAAACCTTTTGAAAATGACCAATACATTAAAAATGCTTTGGACAATGGGTTAGAGTATCAAAGACGAGCAAAAGAGCTAGAAGGTATGGATAAGTCTTTAAGAAGTACAGATAACGATTTAGTTTATATGTACGACATGAACCAATACATTGAGAAAGGAGGGTTAGATACTAAAGTAGCTAAAGGTAAGACCTATCAGCAGTACATAGATGTTAAAGACAAAGTGAGTAAGATTGAAAAAGATGTACAAGCACAAATGCAAACTATCTATCGTCAAGGCCCAGCAGGGTACATAGAAAAAGTAGAGATAGAAAGAAAAACCCAAGAAGAGATTTCTAGACGTATTGAAGCTAGTTTAAGTCCTGAAGAACAAAACCAATTACAAATTCATGCTCAAGCACAAATGTATCGCCTGGGTCCAGATGTACTATATCAAACTTGGGTGGGAGCAAACAAGCAAGAAAAGCTTATGTTTGAAGATACTAAAAAGAAAGCTATGTACAGAAAGAGTGAGTTATCCGCTTTAAAGAATAGGACAGCAGAGCAAACACAAGAGCTTAACGATCTTGATAAAATCATTCAAGAGAGTGATGCGGTAATAACTGCGGCTACTCAAAACGCAAATATGAATCCTGATGAATTTGATATGGAAGAATACTTGCCTTTCTTTTCTAGAAGATTCATTAATGGTATAGCTGCTAATTTAACTGTAGAAAAAGTTAAGAGTGACTTGAAGAAAGATGAAGTCTTTATGACTAATCTAGAACATAGAAACAGAATGGCTCAAATTAGTGCTACTGGACGAGAAGCAAGATTAACTGCACAGTTTGAGTTCCAACAAGAAAACTTTGTACCTGAAATGCAAGCATCTTTGTACAATTTAAAGAATGTTATGAGTACTACTGTACTTCCTAAAGACTTTAAGTTAGATACTAAAGCTAGCAAGTCTGAACAGATTAATTCTCTTATTGCAGCTATTAGCAAGAACGATAAAGTTGCGGATATTAACAAAAGACGTTACATAGATAATCTTACGACTTTACAAAAGATTTATCAGAGTTATGAAAGTAATCCAAATAGTCAAGATGTGATTATCTTTGATAAGGCAAACGGACTTGGACAAACTCAGACTTCTGTAAAAGATTTCTTGTCTGCTCCTATAACCGACATATTTAAGTCAGGTATGACTGTAGATGCTATGAAGTATTCTCCTAGAGGAAAGTCTTCTGATAACAGCGGACAGAAAAAACTAAAAGATTTAATATCAGAAGGAGTAGCAGGAGGGTTAAGTGAAGAAGAAGCTACAAAGAAAGCTAAAGAAAAATTAAAAGCTGGACTAGAAGTTACTACAACAGGAACAGGAACAGGAACAAGTGGATATAAGCCTACAACAACAGGTTCCTATAATCCAAGCACTTCAGATACAACAGGAAGAGGTTAACTAAAATTAAAGAATGTACACTCCAGGAACAATTAAAGCTATTGGCTTGATGTCAAAAGGTGTTAGCACTAGTGCAGCATTTTCAGAGGCCGACAAAGTAGATATACAAGCAGCTCAAACTAGAATAAACTTCTACAATAAACAAGCTTTAGAAGGAGGTTATAGTGCGGCTCCCTTACCTAGTCCTTCAACGCAAGTTGGTCCTGTGCCTAGTTTAAGTAGTGGTATTCAGGCTGGAACATACACACGTAACACAGGAGATGGAAGTTACTTGAAGAATATGATGGCTATGCCTGAGGCTCCTCAAGGTACTGCGCCAAGTAATTTAGTTGGGCCTCCTAGACCAAAGAAACTTAAAACTTTCTTTGATGATAAGTTTATGCCCACTAAAGCAGAGCTAGCTCAACAAGAAGCAATTACTCCTATTGATAATACAAACTACATAGATAAAAAATTATATAATGGTGGTTGGGGACTAAAAAGTGATGTAAAACCTTTAGACCAAGCTATACTTCACACAGTCAAGAATTTAGATAGCCCTATAGTTAAAGTAGGAAAAGTTGTTGATTTTTCTCAATATACAAGTCCAGAACAAAAAGCCCAAGCTGATTTACAAAGTAAAGAAAGAACTAAGTCATTAGAAAATATGACTAAAAATTTCTTAACTGCTCAAGACCCTGAAACTTTACAAAAAAGTAAAAACCTTTTATTAGAAGAAGTAAACAACAAACTAAAAAGGTTAAACGAAGATATAGTCTATTATGAAGGTGCGGCAGGTAGATCACAAGACAAAGAGAGTGCAAATGAGGCTATAGAATATAATCTTAAAGTGCGACCTCAAACAACAACTCAAATAGCAGAACTGCAAAAGATAAAAAGAGGTATTGAGGATACTTATCTTGAGAAAGCAAATGCTTTTGAGGCAAAGAAAAGCACTGCAAACATTAAAGCATTAAGAGGTCAATATACAAATGACGATGAGTTTTTAAAATCTCTAGATGGATATAAAAATAAAGCTGGTGGGTTAGGAGTAGTTAATAGCGATATCTCAACTTTACTTAAAAATGTTTATAAAGAAGAGTATTTAGATAAACCATTAACTCAAAAAGATATAGAAAGAGGAGGACCACAAGTTTTAAACGAAATGGCTTTAAATCGTTTTCTTCAAGGAACTGCTTTAACAGGAGATGAAGAAGATGAAACTAGATATAATCAAGTTAAAGGTCACTTGATTGAGTCTCATGCTAAGATTGGCGGAAACATTATAAATGAGTTAACTAACGATATTATCTCTTCTGTAAAAAAACAAGAAGCTTTAATTAAACAAAGTAAGAATCCAAACTTAACAGATGAACAGGCAGAAGAGTTGCAAAATCAATTTGCTTTGTTAAGTAAGGAAGTAGATTTTAACAAGAAGCTAATTACCAAAGTTGCAGAAATTCATGATCCTAAAAACTATAGAAGTAATTCTGAGTTAAAAGGATTCCTCACTTCGTACCTAGACTTAGAAGATAAAAAGCAAGCAAAAGCTGAGATTCAATTTGGAGAAACAAATTGGAAGAAAGCAGGATTTACTACTTGGAGAACAGGGCAGCATCTTTTTTCTGGAGCTGCTTTAATTCCAGGACAAATGGTAGAGGCAGTTGGAAAAATGACAGGATGGGATTGGCTCGAAACTAAGTCAAGAAGATTCAACAATATGGTTACTGTTGACGAACTTGTAAACTTTGAAAGAGTAAACAAAAAAGGACAATTTCAAACAACTGCTGATTATACATTTATAGATGAATCAGGAGAAAAACACTACCAACCAAGTACTTTATTATATCAAGGAGCACAAATGACTCCGTTGGTTATATCAACTTTAGTTGGAGGTACAGGAATAACTGCTTTAGCAGGAAGAGGATTAAGTGCAGGAATGACTACCCTAATTGGTAAAGGTTTGATGTCTGCTACCAGAGCAAAACAATTTACTCAGATATTAGGAGCTACCAACAGTTACTCTAAAGCATTTCAAACTGTAACTGCTGCAAGTAAAAATCCATTAGTTAATCTATTAAGTCAAAGGGTTCCTGGTGCAATAGCTATGGGATCTATAATTTATCCTCAAACATACGTAAGTACTTACAATGATTTGTATGAACGAGGTGTAGAAAATGCAAGTGCAAAAGCACATGCAGTTGCAGGTATTACTACATCTATTGAAGTATTTACAGAAAACGTTTTCCCAGAAATGCGTTACTTAGATGATTTTGCAGAAGCAGGTGTTTTAGGCAAAGCGTGGAGAGGAAGTTTTCAACAGTATAGAACATTATATGGAAATGTTTTTGGAGATGCTTTTTCTCCCAAAGCGTTAGATTATTTAGCAACTCGCTCTTTAGCCCTAGCAGGAAAAGGAGGAGCTGTTGGCAGACTTATGATTAGTCGAGGAGCAGAAGAAGGATTAGAAGAGGTTACGGCAGAAATCTTAAATGTAGCAGCTAGTAATTTAGGACTAGCTAACCTACAAGCAAAACCTAAAGAAGAACTTACTTTAGAAGGTATCGAGAGTGCATTTGCAGGAGCATTTGTTAGTTTTCCTTTTGGTGTAAAAAACCAACTTAAGCAATATAAAGAGAATAGAAAGTATGGTGAGATGTATGACATTATGCTTAACTCTCAGTACTACAAAAACAAAGTACAAGAGGCAGTTAAAGCTGGTGAGATGTCACAAGATAAAGCTGCTCAAGTTATTAGCAAAATCCAAGAACTTGAATCTGTAGAAAAAGAGTATGGAATAAGTAAACTGAGAAATGCAAGAGCAGGTAAAGTAACTCAGTTAGTAGACTTAATGGAAGATCCTAACTTTCAGTTTGATTACTTTAAGAATGTACTTAAACAAAAGTCTATAGAAGAAAAGTTAACAGGATTAGAAAAGAATACATACACTCCAGAACAAAAAGAAGAACTTTTAAAACAAGCAGAAGAGGCTAGCAAAAAAATCTCTGAGTACAAGGAAAGAGCAGACTTTTATAGTCAAATGACAGACGAAGATAAGAAAGCTGTTCTTGACGATAATGTAAAAAAGAAATTAGGACTAGGAAGATTAAGTACTACTTCAAATCTAGAAAGTGTAGAAAAAGAAGTAGATGACTTTACTGCATTAGCTATTGCTGAGGAAAGACCTCAGTACTTTGTAGACAGTATGAGGGAGTACAGAGACAGTCTGTCTACTCTGATACAAGAACGTAAACAAGCAGAGGAAAATGCTATACAAGCAGGTACTTACAATCCTATTGTAGATCATATAGAAAATACAAATACTACAACTAACCTAGAGAGTATAAGTAGCGAAGAAGAGTTAATAAATGCTTTAGCTCAAGCTTACTTGGCTCCTGACAGAGGAAAAGATTTAATATCTTTTTTGAATGGTTATTTTGACCAACAACTTGAAGCACTAGAAGTTGAACAAGAAAGACATATAGACGCGTATCTGCAAACGGTTTTAGGAGAAAATTATAATACCATAAACCAAACTGCGGAACAAGGAGTAGATGAAAACTCTTCTTATGATAGAGACGAGGCAATAGAACAATTAAACGACGAGCAAAATGCTGAACTAGAAGCAATAGTTAAAGAGTATAGTGATCAATTTGAAGACATAGCAAATAGAAAAACAGAGGTAGACGGTATTCTTAAAAAAGCAATTACTAAAGTAATTCCAAGAGAATTATTGGAAATTGAAGACCAAGAAGAAAGAGACCAAAAACAAACAGAGTGGTGGCAAGGAATTGTTAATCAATCTAATGATTTAGGTATTGCTTTAACTGAGGTAATTGAGAATGCAGATAGTTTTCCTCAAAGTGTATTTTATGATACTGGAAGTTTCTTAGACTTTACAGACGGAAACAGAAAAGACATAGATAAGAAGGTAGAAGAAAGAAGGCAGAGAAGAGAAGCAGCACAACCTACGGATACTAGTACCGAGGCAAGAGAAACAGTAACTACCGAAGAAATAGATTCTGAAACAGGTAAAACAATAGAAGTAACTAGTCCAGAACTTTTACCTAGTGACGTTACTCCAGAATTTACTGAGGCAGTTGAGATGCTAGAATCTATGCCTGAGACTGAAGTGGTTACTACACAAAATGAAACTGAAGCAGAGTTAGTAACTACTGAAGAGTATAGTAAAGAACGAGCTGTTATAATAGCTAACTTGTTAGGAGATATATTAGAGTCTGATTCTTTAGAAGCCGCACAAGCTAAAATGCGTGTTGTTATGGAAGCTGCAGGTTCTACTCCCGAAGACATTGTTAAGACTCTTGAGTTAATGGAGGCAATGGCTAACGACAAGCCACTGTTTGAAGAAGACTACACACACATGTTTGAGATGCTTTTAATTAAAGCAAACATGGATACAAGCAAACTGAAGTTTGCACCTAGAGTTGTAGAGCCTATTATAGAAGATCCAATAGTTGATTTAGAAGAATCTACTGCTGCTTCTACAGATGATGTAGCTGCTATAGAAAAACCTAGAAGTGCTGGAGGGAGACAATTAAATTTACTTGAGAATCAACCTAGGTTAACTCCAGAAGAATTAGCAGCTAGAGAAGAGCAAGAAAGAATACAAAGAGAAGAAGACGCTCGACGTAGGGAAGAAGAGTTACAAGATGCTATTGCTGACGAACAGCTGTACATGGAGTATCAAATGGAGAAAGAAGCTTTCTTATCTGGTGTAGGAGACTTGCCTCCCATTGCCCAAGCTTTAGATGAGATGCGAGTAACTAGAGATTCTTTTGTTGCATTTTCAGATAAAGCAAACTTACAGGGTAGAGAAGGTAAAGCAATTATCTTTGGCTATCTTGGTAAGAAAGGAGAAGGATTTAGTTTAGATAGAATAGCACAACGTGCAACTGATTTAAATGGAGGTCAAGAGATAAGCCCACAAGATCTTATAGATTTCATACTACAGTACCCAGGAGGGATAGGAGGAGTTACATCTAAATCTCCAACTACTTTCTACGGATCTATGAATCCTGATACTGATCCTAGGTATAGTAGTATAAGAGATTTAATTGCTAAAAAGAAAAAAGACGCTAGAGCAAAGAAAAGCAAAAAAGCTAAAACAATCATAGAAGCCCCTGTGTCTCCTTTTGATACCGACTTTAACGTAGGTACAACTGAAGTAAATTACAAAGCATCTAATGCTGAAACTAATCCTGAGCCTCCTAAGAATGAAGAGCAGGTAAGTCAAGTTAACAATCAAACTCAGTTAATGGAAACTAGTCCTGTATTTATACCAAATAGCGAAAATCACAAGGACGCAAAACATGCTGGGGTACAAGAGAAAATAACTAGAACTATAGATAAAGAACATAGAACTACTAATACTAGTATTGTTGATTTGTTTACTGTTATTGAACAAGTTCTTGGTGAATCTACTTTACAGCAGATGGAAACTATCTTTAACGAAGTTAAATCTAAGCCAACTCCTGAACGTTTAGCTCAGCTTAAATTAGAGTTTATGGGATTGTTTCCAGAAGGATTTATGAAAGCATCTGCATTGAACTATATGTTTGACTCTCAGATGATTGGAAATGTTTCTCGAGTAGACGTTAATCAACAAACTCAAATCAATAAAAATGCAACTCAAGCTGAAATCTTTGCTCTTAACAAAGCAAGGAAAAATGCAAAAGGAGAATGGGAACCTAAGACAGTAGCTCAAATTAATTTAAAAGACGGAAGAGTTGTAAGAGACGTAGAAGTTCTTTCTAAGAATGATAGGATTTTATTTTTGAAGAAAACTCCTATTCTTGACGCAGAAGGAAATCCTATGCTTGATAGTAAAGGAAATGAAATGTTCGATAAACAATGGTTTCCTTTCCTTGATGTTAAAGATCCTGAAACAGTTTTAACTTTCCCTATAATAGCTTCAGAAGGTATTGACTTTAAAGATTTAAATGCTTTGACATTTACAGCAGTTGATACTGAGGGACGTGTTCAAAAGTTTGATAGTGAGGGTAATAAAACAAATAATGGTAATCAAGCTTTGCTAGTTTATTTACCTACAAGTAAACAAGGTAAAGGTGAAGTTACTTCACAACAAAAAGCAATGGACGGTTTAAGAGGAAAAGTAAAAGAAGGGGAGAGAGTTAATAAAGGAGTTCAATTAAATGGAAGACCTAGAGTTGATAAGAAGCAGGATAAAGATGGAACAATAACACGAAGTCTTGTCTACGAATTCTTTACAGATGAAATGATTCCTGTAACAGAAAGTCTTTCTCCTGTAGAAACTAAAAAGTCAGAAAAAGTAACTAGAGTTATTGTTAATGCGGATAGCCAAAACAAAACAATAGAATCGCTTAACAAATTAGTTGCTAAAGCTAAAACTATACCTGATCCTGATAAAGTAGGTTACATTATTGATGGGGAGAAGTATGAGCGTCAATCTGGATTTACTAAGAGAACTTTAGGAGACGCAGATACTAATGGAGTTGAAACTGGAGAGCCTACAGAAAATAAAGAGTTAATGGAGTTAGGTGCTGCTGTCGGTAACTTACTTGATATTATTGGCCGTGACGTTCTTGGAGGGCGTACTTTAAAATCTAGAGAAGAGTACATTAAAGAAGCAGAAGGTATGGGTAAAGTTCTTAGAGACGGTAAAGGTTATAAACTAGAACTAACTCAAGAACAGTTTGACGCAGCTGTAAAAGAACTTCAGGAATTTAAGAAAGAACTAAACCGCAACGGATATCAGCTATTTACCGAAGGACTTGTAGTTTACCGTAAGTTTACTGATGCAGAAAAACTAGCAACTGGTTATGCTGGTGTAGCAGGTGCTATGGATATTGTAGCAGTAGATGCTGATGGAGGAGTTCATATTATCGACTTTAAAAATAAGAAGTTTAGAAATGAACAGCACTTTAAGAATGGTCTTTATATCTCTACAGATAAAATACCTTCAAACATTAAGAAATGGGGAAGTCAACAGACTACCTATGCTATACTATCAGAAGACTTTGACTTGCCTGTAGTTAGTATTAATATCTATGCTTACGCTTCTCAGTACGAAGTAAATGATGGCGTTATCACAATTAACATGTTGACGCAAGCTGCAAACCGAGTTCCTGTATTACCTCAGAACAAAAGTGACATATCTGATGCAGTTATTAAGCTGACATACGACAAGAACGTTATGACTCAGTTAGACCTTCGGACAGCTAATCCTAAAGCAAGTCAGCCTATAAATATTAGTGAAAATCAGATTAATCAAATTAAAGAATCTAACAAAGAATTTACTGACAGTGAAGCTAAAAATGCGTTACTTATATTAAATTCGCTAGGTCTAACTTTAGGTGATACAAAAGATTTAGATGAGAGAGATCACACCCCAGAAACTAAAAACCCACCACCCTGTAACTAATGAACGCTTGTAGTATAAAAGGTACGCCTTACGAAAAGGAATACGAAGGTTTCTTGAAGCCATCTTCAATAATATTTGTTTGGAATAAAAACAATGAACAACCTTTAGATAAGATTAAAGTTGGAGACGAAGTAATCGACAATCCATTATACCAAGAGCTAATGGCTCATCCTATAACTAAAGGAAATAGGATAGAGGCTCTAAAGATAATAGCTGATACTTTCTTTGCTGACTTTACTTCTAAGTACCATAAGAACGATTCAGGTAATTATAACTTAAATCAAGTACTAGATTATATAGAGCAACGTCAACGTATCCAAGATGATATCTTATCTCAAAAAATTCAAAGTGTAAATATTCCTACAAACAGAGCAATCAACTTTTATAATGCAAATATTGGGGGTATTCCTGTTGAAGTCCATTTTACTGAAGCTGAGTCACAAGAGATTTTTGAAACCTTTGAATACTTGTTGGGAAGTACTAACAGTTGGGCAGAAGCACAAAAAGCTATTTTAGACCAAAAAAATACATTAGTTAGTCAACTAGATCCTAAGAATGTTTTACCTAGTCAAGTAAAACAAATTAAAGCTCTTACTGAAATAGCAGATAACTTTGAGTTATTTAAAGAATGGTACTTAAGTCAAGATACTGTTGTAGGTGTAGATGAAGGAGCCGCAGATATTGGAGAAGGAGAAGATTGGACTAACAAAGGACAAAAACAAAGATCAAGTAAACGTATCTTAGGTTTAGTTACTTCTTTACCTTCATACAGAAGAGCTGCTACAGGTGAGTTTAACTTTGATGCAAATAGACCCTATAACAGCGATGAAAGAGTTTTAATCAAAGGAGGATTACTTGGCTTACCTAAGTCGGGAGACTTCCAAAGAAACTGGAACTTAATTAGTACGGCTTTATCGGGAATTACCGATTATACAAAACAGTATGATGCAATTAAGGACTTAGCAATAACTCATCCTCAATTTAACTTATTGATAAAACGTCTTCCTGATCCTAGAGTAAAAGGAAGTTTGAAAACTATTAAGCAAATTATGTTTGCAATGGGACTAAAGAGAATTTTTAGTAATCCCGAAACAATTGCCGTCTCAGTAAACATTAACAATGAAAAAAACCTAGGAATAGTAACACAACAAATCAAAGGATATAGAAATATTAAAAATTTATTTAATCAGCTAGATAAACAATACTTTGCATTTAATCAAGATTACGCAATCCAAGGAGAAAATGGAGTTGAGTTTAACCTAGCTAAATTTGTTTCTGATTTTACTCCTTTGTTCGGAGGAAGTAATAGTACAGTTATTGATGCTTTGTCTAGCAGAAACACTCCTGCAGAAAGTGCAAAAAAAATACAAGCATTGTTTACAGGAAACAAGAAAGACTTTTACATTAATAAATTTTCTGAGTTTCTTAATGCTCTTGGTGCAGGACTTTCAAACAAAGATTACTTTTTACCATCAAACATCGATAAGACAATTGAGGTGTTTGTAGAAAACTTTAAGCCTTACTCTAATGTTTTCTTTAAACTTACTTTAACTAATCAAATAAATAATGCATTAGCTAAAAACGGAAAACCTACTATAGTAATTAAAGGCCCTCTTACGTACATAGCTAACTCAGACAATCAAGTATTTCCTGATGGGCAAAACTTTTCTGAAGACGTACAAGAAGTTATAAACAGTTTTGTTACACAGAATAAGCTTGCTGGAAAAGGAATCCGAGATGCAAATACTTTTAAAGGATTCTTAGCTAAAAAAGAAACAGAAGCTAAACGACTAATTGAATACATAAGTACTTTTGATATTGAACTTAGACCAAGTTCGTACTTAACAGCAGATGACAAAAAGAAGTTTACAAGAGGTCCTTGGTTTTACTTAACTCAAACTACTAAAGCTATTAATGAGGCTAAAAACTACGAAGAGTTAATTAATACTCCAGGATTTGAAAGATTTGATTATAGAAGAAATCCTGACGTTATAGGTTCTCTTTGGTTAAATAGATTGTTTGGATTGCCTACTACACTTGCAGAGATTGAAGCGAACCCATTAAATTCGTACACTAAGAGGAAGAAGTTTGGTTTGCCTGTAGATATTGAAGTAAGGGATTATAACGGATTAGAGATTAAAAAGTTTGAAAGTAAAGTAGGACAAACTACTACAGACTTACATCCAGGAGATAAAGTACTTCAAGACTTTTTAGGATTTTTTCAATCTACCGAAATGGAAAACATTCGTTTTGGTGATAAGTCTAGTTCTTTTAGTATGTCTTTTAGTAATCCTGTATTAGGAGAAAAGATATACGTACCTATTGTACCCAGTAAGTTAGAAGGCATAGGAGGAGACGAAGCAGACTTAGCTGCTAGAAAAGTTTTTCTAGAAACTATGACTAACTACCTAGCTGGTGAGTTTAGTAGAGTTCTAGATTTAATGGAGAATCCTCAAGGAGCGAATACTACGTACCATAAACAAGGTAAGAACTTATTTATTTTTTCTTCTATAATTCCTGAAATAGCTAATGCTGTAAAAGACGCACAGACTAAAGAAGATATACAAAGACTATATGACCAAGCTGTTCAAATTTTACCAGATAGATTAGATGCATATTTTAGTCAGGAGGCTAAGAAACTAGCAAAAGAATTAGTTAAGACTTTATCTTTTCCTGTAAACTCTAAAGGCCAGATAGCTTCACAAGCAGAAAGATTATCTGAGGCTGTAACAAGTTTAAACAAACTTAAGTTTATTAATACCCAGCTTTTGCCTAAAGGAGTTAAGCCAAAAGTAACTAAAGAAAACATTGAATATTTAGCAGAAACTTACCTTAAGAACGGTTTCATACACAACGTTGAGTTTATGAAAATGTTTGTTGGTAACATGGGTAACTTTAACAAACTAGCAAAGGATGCACGCGAGGTATTTAAACGTATTCCTTTTACTTCTTCTCCTGGTATTCCTCCTTTCTGGGATAGTGCTTTAGAGGAATTTTTTGAAGAAGACATAAACCAAGATGCAATTAGTATTGCAATGACGGGAGTAGAACACAAATTTAGCCCCGTTGTAAGAACTGTAGTTTATAATGACGTACTTACTTTTACTGACGAAGAATTTGCTACTTACAAGGAAGTCTACGATAGTGGTTTATGGGACTCACTAGCAAAAAGTGATAAGTTTGAATACAGCGCATATGTAAAGAAAAGTGACGAAGAAGGCAATGCTCAAGGTTTAATTACTCTTGACTTTTATAGAAACTATTTAATCTCTACTGAAGGCTGGAGTGACGAACAAGAAGCTGCGTACAACGATCAAGTTAGAATAGCTCAGATTGGTTCTGAGTTAAAAACTAATCCAACTAATGCTGAAGAGTTAATAGAAGAAAGAAACAGTCTAATAAACAAACAGGGAATAGTTCCTTTTCCTCCATTAAAATTAGGGCATTATGGGTCTATTGTAGAAGATCCTAAACTTATTGCATTACATAAGTACTCGTTAATTCCAATAGTTCCCAGTGCTGTACTTGGAAAGCAATTAGAGAAACAACTAGAGTTAATGTACAAAAACCAAATAGACTACTATACCTTTAAGTCTGGTTCTAAGATGGCAGACTTTGGAGAAATGCTTGATTTCTACAAAGAGGTAGATAGTCCTGATGGTAAGATAAAAGTAGTTAACGATGCATTGTCAAATGCTAATGTAACTTCAATACATCTACAGAACTTAAGGCAGCAACAATATCAAGCTCCTAAATTTAAAGAAACAAGTACTCTATCTACACAGATGATGAAACTTGTGTTTGGAGATTTCTATGAGTTTGGTCAACTGTCTGAGGACTTTAGTGAAGAAACTCAAGCACAAGTATCTAATTTATACGACACATTCAAAAAGACCGTTAAAGATATGGTTGCTTTTGAACAAGTTAAACTAGAAAGAAAGTTAGGAATAACTAGAGATGCTCAAGGTAACATAACAAATTTAAATCAATTACAACTCGCTAGTTATATTACTAAGGAGTTTGAAAAGAATGAGGTTCCAGAATCCTTACGTAAATTTATTCAAATAGATGAGAGTGGAAATCTTAAATATCCTTTAGACGCTATTAAAGACAGAAGTCAAATTGAATCTACTCTACTGAACTTCATCAATAACAAAGTTATTAATCAAAAGGTTCATGGAGAAAGTTATATCCAAGTTGCAGGAGTAGGGTTTGAGCGAAGAAGATTTGCTAAACCTACAGCAGAACAACTTGCTGAGTACGGTGCTAATGAACTACAGTTCTACCGATTTGATCCTGCTACAGGTAAGACTTTACCTATGGAGGTAAAGATTGGATTTAATCCAGAAAAACATGCAGGGTTACTTAAGCTAACTTATAAAGATAAACCTGTTGGAAATCTACAAACACTCAACGAAATTCTAAAATCTAATAGTCCTTTAGCTGCACTATGGAGAGAAAAACATAAAGACTTAATTACTATGGCAGGAGTACGTATTCCTGTACAAGGCTTTCAGTCTATGGAGCATGTAATCATAAAAGAGTTCTTACCTGAGTCTTCAGGGGCCGTTATGATTCTTCCTGCGCAGATTGTAGTTAAGTCTGGAGGTGACTATGACATTGATAAGTTAACTTTCTTCGAAACAGCTTATGATGAGAATGGTAAGATAGTAAGTAAAGAGTTTAATCTTGAAGTCTACAAAAGTAAGTTAGAAGAGCAACGCGACTTAAAACGAGAAAAGCAACGTTTAGTTTCTATAAGTAGATTACTGAGAGAAGAGTTGGAAACTAATCCAGCCTATGCTCGTAGAAAAGATTTAAAGGAAGAACTTAAAAAACTTAATAAAGAAGTTGATAAAAGTGTTAAGGCTCTTAATGAGTTGTTAGATAGGTCCGAAATTACTCCAGAAGATAAAGCTGCAGGTTTAGACAAACTATCTGAAAAAGTAGAAACAAGATCGCGAGCAATTGCTGATTTAAAAGCAACTAATCAATCTGTAGATTTTAAGTCTCTAGGAATTATTTCACAAGTGCGAAGTGATCTTGCAGAGATTAATCAAAAGATTAACGAGATTGAAAACTACAAAAAAGGAATAACTAATAACTTAGTATCTACCTTAAAAGAGATTTTGTCTATAGGTCAGTTGTATGATTACTTAGTTGCTCCTAACAACAATAACGTTCTAACCGAGTACGCAGGAAACGGAGTTACTATCTCTACTACCAATGTATTTAATCCTATGACCTCTTGGAGGATTTATGCAGAGAATATCTTGTCTAAAGATGCTTTAGGTATCGATGCTAAGATTAACACTATGCAGAAAGAATTTCAGTTAGCTAATCTTAAGTACAAATCCCCTCTACTTAATATGTACTTCCTAAAAGCTAATAGAGATGCTGACGGTAATATTTCTTTAGGAGGTAAGAAAGGACAAGATGGTAATCGTATATCTAAGGTACTAAGTGAATTTATTAACGGCCACGTAGATATTGCTAAAGAAGACTGGATTATTCTTTTAGGGATGAACCAAGAGACAAGTCCTTTAGCTCATGCTATGATTCTTGCAGGAACGCCTATAAAAGATGTAATTGCCTTTATCAAATCTAGTCCTGTACAGTTAGTTCTTGAGATGGGAAATAGATCTAAGATTGACAGCAAGATTAACAAAAGATTCACTAGTAAGTATTCTTCTATCAAAAAATTATTGTTGGCTTCTATAGATCCTATTAAAGACATAGAATTAAAAAGTGCAATAGTAAATTTACAACAGGGACAGAAAGAGAATAAAGTAAAAGGGAAAGAGTCTGTACAACAGTTTATAGAGTTGTTGATACAAAATCCAAAAATCCAAGAACACTTAACTAACTTTGACCCTACCAAACAACTAGCTACTTCTGAGGACATAGCTTATCGCAACATAGCTTATTTGTTACAGTTTGGAGTAGTTATTGCACAGCAAGAAAGCTTACGTGAGTTGACTAGTGTAGCTGACTTTAACACGGCAAACTACAGAACTACTTTTCAAAGTACAGAACTAGTGCAAAAGAAAGAAGGACTAAAGGATGCATTTAATCCTGAAGCAATTGAGTTTATCTTTAAGGACAGTGCATTAGCGCAATTTAACGTAGGTTCTTTTACGTTAGATGTAATGACTCAGATATTCCCTCTTACAGATTCACCAGAGGTTCATGAACGTTTAGGTAAAATGTTAGAGTATGCAGACATTACTGAAGATGAAGAGAAGAGAAAAGCAATTGATACGTATAAGAATAACATCTTATATACTTACGTTGCAATGTTTGGAAATCGCCCTGATGGAACATCGTACTTAGAATACTATAGAGGTGAGAAAGGACAGTTCATAAAAGGAATATCAGGAAATATGTTAGACCGTTATCAAGAACTAGCAACTAACCCTGACTTAAGAACAAACTTTTTATTTAGTAATCTTTATATAGATGAAGAATCTCTTAATCCTTTGTCTCGTGAGGTTGTATTTGGTATAAGGAATATTGAAATTTCTGAGTACACTAAAGAGTACAGAGAAGCGTTTCTAGAAGGAATGAATCATGCTGATGAGAAAGTAAGAAACTTTTTTAAAGACTTAGCTCTCGGTTCGTTTATGCAGAACGGAGCACACTTTAACCAAGGTAAAGTTTCTACTGTGGTTCCTTTTGAAGCTTACATAGATTTAACTACAGATGCTTACAACAAGTTGATGGATATGAAAAAGAATAATCCAGAAACATTTGGAAGGTACTTAAGTTTAGTTGGATTTAATACGTCTATAAAAGTCAACAGTTCTGATAGTTTGCTTTTACCATTACCATCTTTCCTATCTGCTTACTCTCCAATAAGTATTGATATGATGGGAATCTTAAACCCAGAGCTAGTAGGTAAAGTTCAGATTTTAGAAAATAAAGTACGTGAAGCAGTAACTGGAGAAAAACCAACAGAGGTTAAACCTGTTGTTTCTACTCAACCATCTACTAGTGTTACGCCAAAAGGAACTGAAGTAAAAGAAGGCATCTATGTAAACCAAGGTGCGCTTACTAAAGAAGAACAGTTAGAATTATTTGACTATTTAAAACCTTATTTAGAAAGCCAAGCAGCTAAAACTAATAAAGGTGCATCTGCAAGTAAAATGATTGGACTAGGCTTAAGATGGGATTATAAGTCTAACAATACTGGTCGACAAGCTATGAATATCCCAGACGTTATTAGTCCTGCAAATAAAACTAAATATGGTTATTATACCGAGTCAATAAACGGACAAGCCCTAGCTCCTATTACTCCTAGATTTAAAGAGTTGATGCAAAAAGCATCAGGAGTAGATATGACTTATTATGATGGAGCTATTATTAATTTATATGAAGCAGATACTTTTATTAGTTCTCACAATGATGTAGATGAAAGTAGTTCTGCTTTAGGTTATCCTGTTATTGGAGTTAATCTTGGAGGTACTGGTAACTTTTCAATTGAGTCAAGAGACGGTGATCCTAAACAACTAAATTTACAAGCAGGTACAGCTTATGTATTTGGAGTTAATGGAGTAAATAGAGGAGTTTTTCATAGAACATTTCCTAAACCCCAAGATAGTTTTTTACCTGCTCTTACAACACAAATTGACGGAAAGAACTATGAAGCTGGTTCATACAGAGTAACTATTACAATGAGAAGAGTAATGCCTTTGACTCAAGAAATGCCAACAAATCCTTTAGGTGCAACTTCAACAAAACCTCAACAGACAAATCCATTAATACTAGCAGGAGTTAAGCCTACTGATATGGCAGGTAATGCAGCAAAAGATATACAGATGGCTGCTGAATCTACACAGTTTATTGGATTCCAATCTGGTCAGGCAACAGTAAGTTCAACCAATAAATACAGAGAGGCGTGGGGAAACAAAGCTAATACAGGTAAGTACAGCGCTAGTGATGTTGTGATGGTTTCTGGTAGCGGTTTATTTAGAGGAGTTACTGAAGCTCAAATCAAAGAGACTTTAACTAACAAGTACAAACCTTTATTGGAACTTGCTGTGCAAGCAGGGGCATCTTTCCGTGTAGGCAATCAGTATGCTAAAGGTAATCTTTCTGACGAGCTAATAGCGAAGTATTTAAAACTTAAAGGATATCAAGAAGAAGTTCTTCCAGGATATTCTAGATGGACTCCCAAGATGGATTCAAATTCTTTAGCAGATGAAATGTTTAACAATGAACCTCCTGTTACTCCAGATCCTCCAAGTGGTCCTACTCTTACTCCTCCTGATAATAAAGCACCTGAGGTAGATAACGGACTTGATAAAGGAAATGATAAAGGTAACATGGGTCCATTAAACTTTACCGAAGTAAGTTGTCAACTTTCTCTTGGATTATAACATAAATTGCTTTACTTCTAAAATCAATTAAATTTGTAACAAATGTCTTGTATTGCGAAAATAAAATCCCCTGTAAATGGGAAAGATGTAGTTAGTTCTGCATATTATCAACTTACTTCTTTGTACCCACAAGAGGAAGGTAAGAAAATTTATGAGGCTATTACCTCAGATACGTTTAAAGCTAATTTAGGTTTTGACTGGACTAAGCCCCACATAGGAGCAAGTAATAAAATAAACTATGCAGGGGAACCTAAGATCCGAGAAATCAATAGACATCTTAGATTAAACTTACCTGAAGAACAATTACAAGCAGCAGAACAAATTGATGAGTTAGGTGGATTGGGTTACTTAGGAGTAACTCTAGAGACACCACAGGGTTTTGATAACATCGGCTTTGAGATTCAAATGAATCCTAAGTTTGATATGATAGACCACGAAGTTATCAGCGTACCAGGAGGATATCAATTAGCAGTAAAGCCAAAGGTAGGAGAGAAAAGGCAACAGCCAATAAGTAAGGATTTATTAGAAAAATTTAAGTTTCCTAAATTTGTTATAGACTCTGTAGCAGATTTTAACAATGCAACTTTAAAAGAGTTAATTGATAACTTAGCAAACAATGCAGAGCTAGAACCATTTCAACAAGAGATACTTAGAAAGTTGTCTCCGTTAATGGAAACAAACCCTACACTAAAGTTAGCGTTGTTTGATGACATCTATTTGACTGATGAGTATCAAAGATCATTTTATGATCCAAAGACAAATACAATACACATTGCTAAGTCTACTTTTACTCCAGTTAATAATAAGTTTTTAGCCAGAGAGATTATTCACGAGACTATTCACGCATTTACTTTATCTATCTTAAACAATCCTAGAAATGCTCAGGAGGTACAATTTGTACAAGAGATGGAAAAGTACTTTACTACGTACCAAGCATATTACCCAGAGTTACAAAACGAGTATGGCTTTAAAAACATAGAAGAGTTTTTAGCAGAGTTTTTATCTAACCCATATTTTAGAGAACGTATGCAACAAGCTGAGTACCAAAGAAAGTCTCAGTTTAGTTTCTTAGATAGGATGTGGAATAGCATTAAGTCTTTCTTTAATCGGTACTTGTTTAAGGATATGGGTAAAACCATGTTTGATCAAGTACAAGAAACTCTTAATGATTACTTTGATTACTTAATGACTCTACAAGACTTTCCAGACAGTCTTGCAGAAAATCAAATTCGATTTAGTCAACCCTTTGCACAAAGACAAAGTAAGTCTGAAATTTCTGCTCGACTTACAGGATTTTATGATTACATCGACTCAAATGTTGATAGTGGTATTTGGAATCAACTAAGACAAAATCTTGGGGAAATAGCAGGTAAAGAAACTCTTGAGTTAAGAGCTATTAATGCTTTGCAAGATACCTTCGGTAAGATTTCGACAGCTGATATCGCCGATAGTCTTGTAGCCACATTACAATACACGGAAGAGTTAAAGACATTTACCAACAAACTTGTTAGTGACATTAAAACTTTGAGTCAAGGTAAATCTCATTATGAACCTGAAGTTTATTTAAAGAAACTTAATAGTGCAATTATTTTAGCAGAAACTCTGTTAGACCAAGCTCAAAGTTTAGAAACAAACTTAGTACAGCAGTTGTTAGAAGATAGTTTTAAAGGACTTACTAAAGAAAGACAAGAACAAATTGCAGAAAAAAGATTAGCGCTCCAAAAAGAAATTCTCACAATAGACAGTTACATTGCTACCTATAAAGAAAATCTACAAAAAGCAACAGAAAATCTTAATAACTTAAGAAGCATAGCTAAAAAAGAAGTAATTAGTCCAGTAGCTGAAGTAGTTGCTGCAAAATTTCAGTTGATTGCAGATCAAATGAAAGATCCTAATCATCCTATTAGAAAAGAATTAGCTTTTCTTGAGGAAGAGTTAGCTAGATTTGAAACTATTGGGAACAAAAAACTTGTTGAGGAAACTAAAAAGCAGATAGCTGATATTAACAAAGCACTTTCATTTACTCCAACTACTGAAAATATAATAAGATTACTTACTTCTGCTACCGATCAAGCTATGGGAGCTGAGACAATATTTAGTCGTTATATAAATGTAGGAGGACATTCAGGAGTTGTAATACCTGATATTATAAACGCTTTTATTAATGACCATGTTGTTGCTGCTACTAACGAAAGTCTTAAGAAAGACGCAAAGATTCGTGAAATACAAAAAAGAATAGAAACAAGAAACAAGAAAAAAGGAATTGGAAGAAGTATACTACAAAGTGCTAAAGGTACTTTTAGTATTAAGTCTTCTAATACTAGGGACAAGTTTCAAGGATTCTTTAGATTAGTTCCTGTTAAGTATTACGACAAGAACGGTAAGGTTACAATTATTACTCAGAAAGTATACAACACCCCTATGTTGGAAGCTGAGTTTCAAAATGATTTAGGTGACTTAACAAATGAACTTATTCTAGCCAGAAAATCTGGAGACCAAGATAGAATAGATAAAGCAGAACTAAACTTAACTACATTCATTGAGGATTACGCAGAGCGTGAATTTGTAGATGAGTATTACACGGCAGAAAAACTTCTTACTGATGATGCTCGTAATGCTCGTGCTGAAATCTTAAAAGAAATAGAACTTTATAGTAGTGTATTTGGAGATGACGATTTAGACGCAGAGATTACTAACCCTGTACAAGGAAGCGCATCAGAAAAGAATCCTACAGTAAGAGAAATGAGAGCCAAGTTAAGACGTGATTACGTAAGACTAGGTTCAATATTTAATGAGGATGGAACAGAAAAACCAGTAGGAAGTAAAGAAAGACAGATTGCAGAATCTATCTTAGCTTATAACAAAGCAAGAAAAGAGTTAGATGTAATTGAGTTTGTAATTGGCGAAGATGCACTAACTAAGTTTACTCAAATCAAAGACAGATTTGAAAAAACAATTTCAAACCTCAAAGCTCAAATCAGTGAACTTAATGACCAAATAGACTTAGCTCAAGCAGCTAACGACTATAACCGTATAGAAAGTTTTCAAGCTTTAGTTAGTGAAAAGAAACATCAACTAGCAGTAGAAACTAAAAAACAACAGGAATGGTTAGAAGCAAACACAAGAGTTGAGATTAAACCTCAGTTCTTCGAAAAACAACAAAACATTACAGAGCAAATAAAAGCAATTCTGTCTAAGTATAATAGTAATCCTGAAGTTACTGAGAAGTACGAAAGATTGTTTAGTGCTGTACGTGGCTTTAGAGACTCAGACGGAACAATACAAGGTAACTTAATTAATCCAGGATTAGGAAAGACTATCAAAGACATAGAGCAATCTATAGAAGACTTAAAGAAAGAAGTTAAAGAGAGCACTACTATTTCGGAAGCCGACCAAGCTGCGTTAAATGGATTGTTCAAAAGTTTATACTCTCTTCAATCTAAAGTAACTACTCCTTACTACGGAGAAACTATAAGAGTTGTTAAGGACAAGTTACGCTCTAGGTTGACTCAGGACGAAAGAAATCAAATCAATAAAAAAGCTAGTGACCTTGCAGATTTGTTTTTAGCAAATCCAGAATCGTTTGAGCCTTACTTTGACGCCCTTCTTAGTTCTAAGAACTTTCTTGAGGGCGATTTCTTTGTAGGAAGAAATAGAGAAGACTATCCTCCACAAGAAAGTGATAGACAAGCTATCATAGATAAGTTTAATAACCTATTAACTGAGATTGAGTTAAACAATAGAGTCAAAAAAACAGACTGGTATAATGATAATCATATTGCTATTACGTATGAGGTAAAGGATGGGGATTTTGGAACAAGAACAGTTACAGAGATTCGTCCTATCTATATTTGGAGAAAGACTATACCTAACGATGAAACGTATATAAATCGTGATAGTCCTAGTTTTGATTGGTCAACTCCTCGTATTAGATCTGAGTACAAAAATCCTAACTACAAATTCTCGGGACAAGCAAGACCAAGAAAAGATGCAAAAGATAGCAAGTATGTAAACCAAGATTACGATAAGTTAGACGACGAAGAAAAGTCTATCATGCAGGATATTTTAGATATCTATGAGGACGACCAACGTATGCTTCCAGTAGGACAGAGATTAAAAGGTTACGTAATGCCTAACGTAACTAAAGACAACAAGGAAGAAGTTTCAGATTATAGAAGACCTCTTTATAAACTTTACTCTGCATTTAGTTCTTTAAAGCTTTTTTTAAAGGCCAACGTTCCAGGTATGGGAGATGAAGAGATTGAAGAAGATATTCTACAGTCTCGTAAAGAATCTCAAATAAAGGGTAGAGGTAAAAATGTTCGTCTGATTAAAACAAGATACAAAGAACCCTTGTCGGCAATTGATTCTACTGATAACATTCTTCAAGCACTTGCAGCTTTCTCTACGTACACAGCAGAGTTTAAAGGACTACAAAAAGCCTTACCTACTATATTTGCGTTGAGAGACTCTTTTGCTGAAAAAGCTCAAGAAGTGCCTGCTCAAGATACAAGTAAAATAAGAGCGGTTTGGAATAAATTTAAATCAGGAGGAAACACAACTCAAAAAGAACTTATCTTAGACCAAATAGATGACCAGATAGAAAAGTTTTTTTACGGTGCAACCTTACGAGGTGGAGGAAACAGTGCAATAGGACGAGTTGTAAATAGAGCAATTAACCACATCACTAATAGATTTCAAAAGTTTGTATTAAGATATAACCCATTACGTATGCCTAAAAATGTTGTTGCAAACATTCTTAATGCTACAGGTAACTCATCCAAGTTTGGTTTAAGTAAACAAGAGATGCTTATGGGTATGGCAAGAGCTGCAAAGCATAGATCAGAGTTGATTGGACTTGAGCAAGGTATAGATAAACTAAGTCCTTATTTAGCTCAACTAATCTACTTTAGAGCAATTCCTTTAGCAGATCCTACTAACTTATACCGTTCTATCAATTCAGGATTTGTAACTAGATATCTAAACGCAGATAATTTTAATGCTCAGTGGTTTTCTTCTAACGAAGCCATATCTACATTAGGAGTTTATGAAGGTATAATGGCTAAAACTTATGTAGATTTTACAGGACCTAACACTCCTCCTGGATACCAGATAAAATTAAAAGACGCTTATGATTATGTCGATGGTGTACTTGTTCCTAAAGATGGAGTTCTTGGAATAAGCAGAGCACGTTTAAACGAGTTAGTTACACAAAGAAATGAATTTATAGCTGATTACCTCCTTAAGAATAATGTAACAGATTACAAAAAGTTAAAACCAGTACAACAAGTACAGTTAAGCAAAGAGATTGATGTTAAGTTTGGTGCGAAGATTAAAGCTGAAGAAAAAGCTATTGGAGAAAAAATAGAAAAACTACGTCAGATAGAAAACTATGTAAGGGACCAAGTCTTCCAATTGTATACATCAACTCAAGGTAACTATTTCAGAAGAGGTAGAGCACATTATGAAAGTATAGTTTGGATGAAACTTATCTTTACTATGAAATCTTGGTTTTGGCCACAAGCAGCTAACTTATACGGAGGTAAGAAGTTCTCTGTAACTACAGGTAGACTTGATGAAGGTTCATACGGTGTATTTATGGGAGCACTTCGTCGTAGTGTACTAGGATTAAACACAAAAGGAAAGAGTCTGTCTATGGATTACAGATGGAGTGAAAGAGAAAAAGAAGCTACAAGCAGAGTAATACAACACATGGGTGCTTCTACTATTATGTATACGCTTTCTTACTACTTTGCTAATGTTGCTATGGCTGCACTAAAAGGAGCAGGTGACGATGATGAACAAGATTGGGAAAAGTACTTATTAGCAATACTTCTTCTTGGTTCATTTAATGAATATGCAGGTACATTAAACCCAGTATATTCTCCTTTAATCCAGTATAATAAGTTTAAAACTGACCCATTAAAGAAGAGTTACGAAAAAGAGGGTCTAGGTTCTAAAGCGTTTCGAGTAGGTTACACAGCTTTATTTGGACAACAAATAAATGCTATCGATAAAATCTTAGACGGCTATGGTTTAATAGGTAAAACAATAGGAACAATTCCAAGAGATGCTAAGAGATGGTATGAAGGTAAAGGTACCTTTGGAGATATCTTTGATGAACCCTATGCAGAGATTAGCGGAGATGGATACGGTTATGTTCTTCCACATGCAAGAGTTAAAGCCTACGAAGGTGAGAGTGCTTGGGCAGTAGGATTAAGTAAAGTGAGTGGTGTTGAAGTTGGTATTAAGAGTATGGACTTTGGTACTAAACTAATTCAACAAGTTTCGTTTACTCCTGCTCCTGGATTAACTAATCCTGTCGGACAAATGAACACTATTCTTTCTAGATTAGATGAGTTAGAGAAAAACTTTAATAGACTAAGTGCAGAAGATCTTATGGCTGTAGAAAAAAATATTTTAAGATATGACTACAATCCTAAAAAAGATAAAGTAACAGCAGTTCCGAATGAAACACTTTTAAACTATAAAATGAACTTAGCTGACAATGATGAAATAGCTAAAATCCTCCAAGAGGTATCTTTGTTGTCTGCAGAAAGAGACAGATTACTTAGTTCAAAAGAAGGTTACGCTTACTTAAGAAACTACGAAGAAAATAAGAGAGCAGCCGCAGCAATAGGTAAATCAAGATCAGATTTCTTTGACTCTATGACAGAAAGTGTTACAGGATACTCTAAGCCTAAATTTCAAAAAAGCCAAGAGTTGTATGAAAATGAAGCAAGAGCATCTCTTTACTTACAGCTAAGAGGAATACAAATAGGACAGAAAGATGCAGATATCCGTAAGGCGTACAAAGAAGAAGAGGACGCAAGAATAAAAGAACAGACTTCTCAATTACCAATAGATTAATTTTTATACTTGACAAAAGAACAATTAAAGTTAAATTTGTAATGTCGGACGCAAGTCGGTTTTAATAACGAAAAAAAATGGATAATTTTCAACAAGTAAACGAACAAGCAAAACGCTTAAGAGCGATTTCAGCACACACAGGACTTTCTGTAGGCTCTGGAGGCTTTAAACGCCACAGCACAGGTACTGTAACAAACGTACGGTACAATGCACTAGTAGTACAAGAAGATACTGTATTCACAGAATTTCTTGTCAATGGTGTTTCTGAGTTGGCTAACAATGGTATGAGTACTATTACCTTCAAGCAAGGAGCATTTCTTCCTGGAGGAGTGATTACTGGTTTTGCTATCTCTTCAGGTAGTGTAATTGCTTACAAGTAATGATTGGTATCGGTATAGGTATAGGTATAGGCCGTTAAATGAAGACCTCTTTTCTCTTATACACAAGTACAACTCTCTTAGCTTTTTTAGGAGCTTACTTCCTTAATCTAGGAGCAGATAATGCTGAACAGTACTTAGCTGTAGTTGCTGTTGTGTTTATAGATGGATTCTTTGGGGTATGGGCAGGAACTAAGATGGAAGGCTTTAAGACGCATAAGGCTCTTAGCGTGCTTAAAACTTTAATGGTGTGGGTATTTATGCTTACAGGTATCTTGATGATTGAGAAGGGCTTTGAGGGCACTTTCTGGCTAAGTGAGACTATTTGTGCTCCCTTTATTCTCTTTCAGCTTATAAGTGCACTCAAGAACGCAGCTAGGGCAGGGTTGATAAAGAATGAGTTACTGCAGTTAATCTTAGATAAAATCGACCAACATAAAGTAAATGAAAAACAAGATTGAAGTTATTGTTATAGGGCTACTACTAATCACAATAGTTTTTTTGTTATGGGAAAGACAAAGTTTAAGTAGCGGTAGTGAAGAGAAGTTTATGTCGTACATGGACTCTATGGAGAAACGCAACGAAAGTTTCCTCAGTAGGGTAGATTCTTTATCTACACTTAAACATGAACAATTTAGTTACTATGAAAAAATCAACCTCAAGTATGACACTATTCAGATTGCTCTTGATACTATGCCTGACATTGACGGCACCAAGTATCTACTCACAATCTCTAGACAGCTTACCGCTAAAGGAGTTGAATAACGAATTCCTTAAGGGAATCAAAGCAAGAGAACGTGTAGTTGTTCTTAAGACTGTTATCCACCTGGACAGTCAGCAAATCAGTCTCTACAAAGACTCTATTGTACCTAGTTATCAACAGATGATTGAGGTGTCTAAAAAAGAAGTCTATGACCTTAATAGAACCATTGACCGTAAGGATGCAGAGATGAAGCTTTACAAGTATGGTTTTGTAGGTATGTCTATCCTAGCAATCCTTGGATTTATCTTATGAAAAACTTATTATTAACTCTAGTTGTTCTTTTGTCTGGTCAGTTATTTGCCCAGAGAGATAGCGTTCTAATCAAGACCCCAATATACTCTTGTGTATACTCAGAGGTTCTCCAACAACCTAAACGTGTGTGGTACACAGTACAATGCCCTACAGGTTCTTATCCTCGTAAGGGAATGGACTTTTACACCAACGATAGTGTTAAGACCTCAGACGGAAAAGACTACGAAGGAAATGTATGGGACAAAGGACATTGTGCACCAGCAGCTGACTTTAACTGTACTAGAGAAACTCTGTGGCAGACCTTCTCTTACTTGAATTGTATCTTACAACACGAGAAACTTAACAGAGGTGCGTGGAGATTACTTGAGGCATATGAGA